GCTGTCCCGCTGTCCCGCTGTCCCGTCCACTGTCCAGTACAGGATGGCCAGTACAAAAATACCCTATTTTTCTACACAAAAAAATAATTTATTTTTCTACACAGAAAAATAATTGATTTTTCCGCAGGGAAAAATGTACTATTTTTCCCAAACAAAAATACAGGAGGAAAATTATGAGAATTAATCCCCGAACCTATGACATTTTCACGGCGCTTAGTGAATCATCCTATCCCAACAGTCCGTTTGTCATGCCCGAGATTCCCAGGCGCTGTGCCGTGGCCAATGAAGACGCGGTAAAGACCATCATACGCCGGGTCCACAACGGCGCGGACGCTCTGCCTTATGCACACTTCTTCGATATTATGTATACAGACGCAGACGTCAGGCGTTTCATTACGGCGTTCGCCGATTCGGCTCCGGAAGAATATGTACAGGAGGATGACCTGTCCGGCGGCATGCCATGGTGCATGCCATGGCTCTGGGAAAGCGCTCCGCTCACGGCTGAGGATGCCGACACTCCGGAGTCACTGGCCCACAGGTTTTCAGCATACTACGCCTATGATATACGGCACACGTTCCGCAGCTGGGAAGAGGAGGAATGTGCTGATATAGTACAGGACATATGGGATTCGTACCGGAATAATAAGCAGATTCCCTACTGGCATGAACATCAGGTGAGGCTTTTCAATAAGGCCTTTAAGGCTATTGATGAGATGGGTGAAAATACTGATGAGGTCATTGACCAAATCGCGGAAGAGATTTTCGAATCCAGACTGGCAGGGTTGAACCATGAATAGAAACAGTGTGTTGTCCGTGGCCAAGCTCAATGATGCTGTGAAAGATATGTGTGACCTATACCGGACAATATATCTTAGGGCCTGCAAGTATTGCCCCACAAACTGGCTGGCCCTGCGTATGACAAGGAACGCTCTCATGGAAGGGGCAATGACCTTGGGGATACCGAACCCCGAGTTGAAGCATCCCCTTACATGGAGAGTGGCGCGTCTTTCTGAATGGGTGAGTGACTACATGGAGCTCACATCCGAGGAATGGGGCGGCGGAGATTTCGCTGACGCAGGACTCTATGAAGTCCGCACCGTGGACGGAGAGAGTCACTAATGAAATTTCCATACCGGACCGAGTGCTGTATGTCAGGGTCTGCGCCCCTGTCCTGCGTACAGCGGTATAATCCATAGGCCCGGTACAAGGGGCGCACTTCTCAATCAGCATGAATCAAGGAGGAAAAATGTACCACGTTATTATTTACGGACGCCCCGATGAGTTTGTTATGAAACTACTTGACAAAGTGTTTAATCGCCGTGGGCTTATCAGGTTTTTAAGCCGGCACGTCAACAAGTTTCTTGCAGACTATAAAGATGTGGCCGTGACTCATGGCTATGGACCGGCGTGTCCCGTTAACTTCTGGTTTGTTGGGAAGAAACATATGAGTGACCGTATTCCCACGTGCGGAATCTCTTTTAAGTAATGAACCGTTAACACGAATCAACACGAATCAACATGAATCAAGGAGGACAATCTTATGTTCATTAACCTTACCCCCCATGACATCAATATTGTGGACAATATTGTGACCGGTAGGGTAGTCCGCACAATACCGGTGTCCGGTATTGTGGCCCGGGTATATCAGCAGGAGACAGCCGCCGGAGATATTGACGGCATCCCGCTGGTCATCCTTAAGGCAGGTACTGTACAGGACCTGCCTAAGCCTAAGGCGGGAACATATTACATCGTGTCCCGTGCGGTACAGGAAGCGTGTCCTGACCGGCATGACCTTCTGGTGCCGACATGGATGGTACGCTCGGCGGACAGGAGAACCATTCTTGGATGTGCCGCGTTTACAGTGAACGCGTAAACCACATAATCAATGGAGGGTTAGTATGTATCTCACACATAAACCTGAGAATCTTGAAGTGTATTTCTCTGCCGGACGTGTCTACATATATGGGTTGGAGGATCCGCAGGCGGATGTACTGTACTGTACTGCAACAGCCTCCTTATGGACGCAACCCCTGCGCACTATAATATTTCAACTGTAGTGCTGACCCCAAAGGGGCTCTATACCGGGAGCATGGATGACCCCGTGTCCAATTACTGGAGTGCTAACAGAGGGTTTTCCTGTACACTGATTCCCACATTCAAGTCGGGGCAGGATAATGAAATAGCGTTTCAGGTACGGAACGCGGTACGGGAAACAGGGTGGCATGAGTTCCGTGCCATCTTCTGTGGGATTACCCACAAGGTGAAGGAAACTTACATAGGCAAGTGCCCTTCATGGGTATCCCCCCGTATCGAGAAGGGCGTTCTCGACTATGCCAAAATCTACGGTAAGTATAACCGCAGAGCTCAGGCGTTTGAGTGTATCTGGGAATAACGAAACACAAATTAAGAGGTGGTTAAAAATGGAAAACGAAAATGCTGTTAAATCCCGTGCGTGTTATCTTGATAAGGGTGCTATCCTTTCAGGCACACCTTCAGGTGAATCCTTCCCCGGGTATGATAAGCCGGGGCTGTACACTCCGGCGGTAAGGAAGGACTACGTTCTGCCTGAGTGGGCAAAGACACTTTTTGCCTGCTGGCTCCAGAACAAACAGCTTGGAGCGTTATATGTGTCAGGGCCTTCAGGGTGTGGTAAAACCTCCGCAATCAAACAGGTTGCGGCACTGGCTAACTGGCCTGTGTATGAGTGTACCGCTCACAGCCGATTGGAGATGTCAGACCTTATTGGGCATCTGACCATGACCCGTACAGGAGGAATGGAGTTCCAGTACGGGCCCCTGTCTCTTGCCATGAGGGACGGCGGGATTTTCCTGCTGAATGAGATGGACCTGCTGGACCCTGCCATTGCGGTTGGGCTGAATACAGTACTGGATGGCGCGCCGCTGGTCATTCCTGAGAACGGCGCGGAGGTTATCCGTCCGCACAAGAGGTTCCGGTTCGTGGCTACGGCAAATTCATTCGGAAGCGGTGATGACTCAGGTATGTATACCGGTGTGCTGGTGCAGAACATGGCTCTCATGGACAGGTTCTCTGTTATCAGGGCTGAGTATATCCCTGAGGATGTGGAGCTTGGCATCCTTGCGAAACACAAGGGGAACATTCCGGACGATGTTCTGAAAGGAATGGTTCAGCTTGCGACGGCGGTGCGTAAGGCCAATGGCGGTGAGGGCGGCGGCGTGCCCGTAGCAAAGGTGTTCAGTACACGCTCCCTTGTGCAGTGGGCGGACTGGACAAACATGGCCGCCGCTGTGGCTGCGCCCGATGGGCCGAGCCCGCTTAGGATGGGACTCGATGTTGCACTGCTTAATACGTGCACGGTTAGTGACCGTGTAGCAATCATTGAGATGGCTAACCGTATATTTGGCAACGGTGTTATCGGTGAAGCCGGTGACATTGATAATAATTAGGAGGGTTATCATGAAAGTAGATGTGAGTGAGCTTATTAAGAAGTCAGTTATCATCATGCCTGAGATTAAGGTCTGGACGGGACAGTCCAAACTGTCTGTGTCGGACTTCCCCGCTTCAGTACAGGCCGCGCTTCCGCCGGAAGATCTCGCCCGGCTGGGGAGTAAACAGCTGCTCCCTAAGGACTATCTCAGGGAGCCGGGAGTCATCAGGTCAAGGACGTGGAACTCCCTTGTACGGGTGGGGACTCACTTTCTCGGCGGGTTCCTTGTACCGGGGAACCTTCTTAAGGAAGCGCAGGATTTCCTTAAGAAAGACAAGGACGATTTTGATAAGGCTGTCAGGAAGATTCTGGATGGTCTTCCGGCGGCGATTGAGGAGTGGCTTTCACAGACACCGCCTGAGTGGAGGTCAGCCATATCCACAGCGATTCCCTCGGCTGCTGAGATTGGCTCACGGTATTCATATGACTGGTATGAGTACGCTCTTAATCCTGATAAATGTGACAACGGCAGTCTCCCGCTTGGCAGTGTCTTTGCTGACACGTTCCTTAAAGAGATAGCGGCACTCGGCAAGAGGCAGTACGACACTATCAAGGTCAGGTCTACTGTCATTGGGGCTAAACTTCAGGGGTTAAGGCTGCTCATTAACAGACTGCTGGGCTATAGGATAACAGTACCGGCTATAACACCTGTTATCATCGCGCTGAATGACTCCATGGAGGAGGCGATGAAAACAGACAGCGGCCTGAATGAGCTGAAAACAGTGCTCTTCACTATATCAGACCCGGCTACACTGGACAATTTCATTAAGACAGGTGTCCTTGCTGACCATGCCGCGGCTCCGGTTACGACTCCGGTTACGGCTCCGGTTACGGCTCCGATACAGGAAAAGGCACCGGCTCCGGCGGCCCCTACTACACGGAGTGAACTCAACAAGCTCATTGATGAGCTCCAGCGCAAGCATTCCACTCCGTTACAGGAAGAGGCTCCGGATACTGCTTCCGCGCAGAGTGAGCTTAACAGGCAGATTCATGAGCTCCAGAGCAGGCTTTCCCCCCTTGTACTGGATGGGACACCGGCTCCGGTACAGGAGGAAGCTCCGGTTCAGGCTCCGGTACAGGAAGAAGCTCCGGCTCCCGCTCCGGTACAGGAAGAGGCACCGGCCCCGGTTCAGGCCCCTGTTAATAACGTAGTAATTCTTGGATACGATGACGAGGAGGATTAGAAATGAAACCAGATAATGAGATGGTAACAATTACAACCATATCAAAGCTGGCGTCTATGCTTAGCTCCAGATATGGAGTGAAGATTACTATATCGGGAGGGGATGCGTATACTAACTTTTCAACTAAGCCGCCCACAATTAACCTGCCGCTTGTGGCGTCCGGTGATGGTCATAAGGTACTGCTCCGGGGATATATAGATCACGAGGTCGGGCACATAAGATACACCAAGATGCCATTCCGGCGTAATATTGGACGGTGGGGTTCGCTTACTGGTTCGTTATGGAACATCTGCGAGGATGTCTATATCGAACGTGCCATGTCAGCGGCGTTCAAAGGATGTGCGCAGAATCTCAGGGCTATAGTTCTTGAGCTTTTTGACAAGCCTGTAACCCTGACAACAGGTACTCCGGCGCTTGAAGTTATCTTCTCTTACATTCTGTATGGATGCAGGGGTATTCCTGTAAAAGAGATTAGGCCGCATGCCATGGCACTCCGCAAAGTGTTTCCCTTCCCCGCTATTCTGCCTGAGTTGGATAAACTCATTCTGCGTTCGGCTGAAACGCAAAACTCAGATGAATGTTTTGAACTTGCTGGTAAAATGACCCTGCTTATAAAATCTGTTTACAAGCCCAATGATACTGGTGGGAAAAAAACCGGTACAGGAAAGCAGGAGTCCGGTGCTGGTGCCGGGGGACAGCAGTCCGGTGCTGGTGCCGGGGGACAGCAGTCCGGTGCAGGAAATCAGAAGTCCGGTACTGGTTCAGGGGAACAGCTGTTCGAACTCGATACAGCAGGCAATAAGAAAACAGAGTCGTTATCCAAAAGTCTTCAGAAAGATATGGAGAAAGTTCTGACGGCTCTGGGTACCATGAGTAAGACGCCGTTGACATGGAGTCAGCAGTGCGAAAATGAGAAAGAATATACAGATTTAAGGAAATATAATTTCTCTGAATTGGGTACAAAGTTTGACTCTGGAAGGGTTATATCAATGGAAATCATGCCTTCAGCTTCGGCGTTAAGCGCCTTTGGCTGCCATGAAAGAATGAGGATGTCTGACTACAGGAAGATGGGGGCAACCATGGCTAACCCTTATTATACCCTGTCTGACCCTAAATACATGGTAAAAGGCGACAGGCTGGCTGTTCAGCTTGGCAGTAGGATTAGGTCAGTCCTTCAGACCCGTTCACTTACCAAAAGGGGAACAGGTTCGACTGGGTTAAAGCTGGATGGCAGTCATCTGTACCGGACCCGTATTGGAGATACCCGTGTGTTCAGGCACGATACTCCGGGGCGGACTCCTGATATTGAGCTTATATTCCTGATGGATTCATCAGGTTCCATGCACGGCAAGCGTCAGGATATGGTGAACTATACAACCTATGCGGTTGTGAAAGCTACGCAGAATATTCGTGGGTGTCGAGTCGGTGTAGTGTCATTCAATAGTAACCTGTTTTTGCTTAAGGGACTGAATGATTCTATCCCGCCAGCACGGCTCGCTAAAATATCAGCGTTCGGCAACACGCAGTTAGGCTCCGCTCTTGTGCAGGTTCTTGATATGTTCACTCCGAATGCCCGGAGACACGCCGTAGTCATGATGACAGATGGACGTGCTGATGACCTTCCTGTCCTGAACGTGACTGTTAATGACGCCTGTTCGTCCGGGATAGATATTATGGCCCTCGGTGTAGGGAGCGGCGGGAGATATATTAAGGATGTTGTTGAGCGTAACGGCGGGTACTTCCGTGCTGTGGACAAGGCGGAAGATATACCGGAAGCCCTGCTTGGTATGCTTGGCATGGCTGTACTGAAATAAGAGGTGAGAAATGAAAAAGTATCTGATGAATACCGCGACTGGTTCTATTGATACGGAAGAAAACTGGGTTAGTGACTGGGAGGGTATGGGTGGGGATTATGAGTTTGACCCGTTCGGAATACTGGTTGAAGTGCAGATGGAGGATTGTGATGAGGATAATTAGAGAGTTTATCGCTGACCTGAAGATGCCGTTAACCAAACTGGAGGTGGCCTGTGAACTTGTGCTTCTGGCTTTCGTCCTGACAATCTGTATCATAGCCACATTGGTACAGGACTCATCTGTTGCGGAAGCGAGAAAGCCCGTTGTCGTGGAGCGCATCCATACCGAGATTAAGGAAGTCCCTGTTTATATCGCTAAGCATGACGGGCTCAAACCTGACAACAAGCTGGCTGACAGGAACATTAATTTCCTGAACATCAAAGCTCTTCCGGGCGGACAGAAATGGAAAGGGCAGGTTGGTGTGGACAGAAGAGGGTTTGTCATTTTTTCCTCGCCTGAGTATGGCATACGTGCCGCCGCCCACGTATTAACGGCGTACTATATCAGGCATGACAAAGACACACTGGCAAAAATAGTAAAAAGATTCTCGACATCAGACCAGAAAGAATATACTGTCTTCCTGTCACATCAGCTGAAGCTCGGGGTAAATGAGCCTTTCCATGTACTGGAGAGGCTTCCGGAGCTCATGCGCTGTATGGCACGGTATGAATGCGGACGCTGGCTTCCCAAGCGGATGTTCGTAGGGTATGACATTGCGTCAGCAAGTTACCGGCTGGGAAAGGAGAAGAAAAGTGCAGATTGATGTTATCGATTATGGTCAGTACTGGATGCGCTACGCACGGTACGGATTAGGTTTGTCATATGGGCTGACGTCCGGGAAAAATATAGATGATATTCCCGGGGAACTGGACGAAAGATTAGCGACTGTAATGGAGAGGCTTGCGGGTATTGGCAATGGTGAGGACAAATTCCTCCGTCAGATTCCCGTGTGCTATAGCATACAGGCTCCCCTGTACTGGTGGTCCGAGATGGATACGTACAAGGTTGGTACTACGGCTCAGAGTGAGAGTACCATGCACAGCCTTGGCTCTGTACCCAAGATTACTCAGGATATGTTTGAGCATAATATTCCGGATGAAATCCTTAATGAGTTGAACGTTGTACTCAACAGATACAGGGTTTCCCATAGTGACGTGGATTTCATGACGCTTAAAAACATTCTTCCATCAGGCTGGCTCCAGCGGCGGATGTGGACGGCAAACTACGCCGTTCTGAAGAACATCTACAGGCAGAGGAAACATCACCGCCTGCCTGAATGGCGTCAGTTCTGTGAGACAGTGCGCAGCAGTACGCCGGTTTGTCTTCAGGCTATTTTTAAGGAGGTGTAATTATGGCAACATTTCAGGAACAGATGATGACTGTGGTTCTTCCCCGTATCATTTCAGGGATGAACAATCTGAAGAAGGAAGATACGTCTCTTGAAGAGCGTATTAATATGCTGGAGGAAAACGTACAGGAACTCACCAAGCAGGTACAGGAACTGTTTGTGGATACGGATGACCATGTTAGCCGGCTGAACAGTCTTGAGGCTGCGCTTGTGCATATGCAGGAGAAGCGGAGACGCGGACGTCCCCGTAAGGAAGAAGCCCCTGATAGTAACGACTAGATTATAGGATACGCCGGTTAAGCAGCGGTGCTTAACCGGCTTGGAGGAGACGCCGTGAGAATTGTTGTACTGGACTTTGAGACGTACTGGAATAGTAAAGATTATACACTGTCGAAAATCGGCCCCATATCCTATATCAGGGACAGCAGGTTTTCCGCTCAGCTCATGAGCTACATTGTAACGGATGCCAGTACAATGACGTATGATAGGGTACGGGTAGCGGAACACGATAATATTCCCGCCGTGCTTGCCGCTCTTAAGCTCGATGCCCCGGACGTGGTGACTGTTGCCCACAATGGGAATGGGTTTGACTTCCTTATTCTTCCTGAGATTTACCATGTGGTTCCGAGGATTGCTATAGATACTATGTGCATGGAACGGTGGACAGGGGTATCACGAATCCAGAATGAGTCACTGAAAGCCATGGCGAAATTTTTCCAGTGTGGCGAGAAGGTGGAAGGTACGGTGATTTCAGATGGCCGGAAGTGGCCGGACGATTTCACGCCTGACGAACGTACAGCATTCATCCAGTACTGCCGCAATGATACGGAGCAGTGTTTTCTGAGCTTCAAAGCCATGCTTCCTTTCGTGACTGCAGATGCTCTGCTCTTCAGTTCCATAACTGCCAAGATGGCATGCGATCCTGTACTCAGGCTTGATGATGATATGCTTACTGCGTACCTGAATGAGCTCTCGGATAAGGTCACTAAGGCACGTACTGACATTAACAGGATGTTCATGTTCAAATCGGATGAGGACTTCCTGAAAGCGATTCGTTCTTCCGCTTCTTTTGTTAAGATGCTTGAGCTTCTCGGACGCAAGCCGCCTATGAAATACAGCGTGGCGAAGTCAGAGACGAAGCGGAAAAAACTGGAGGCTGAGGGGAAGACTAATCTTAGCGAAGAGGATTACGCGGTTTATACTCCGGCTCTGGCCAAGTCTGATTTGGATTTCGTGGCCATGGCTTCTGACGCTGATGAGCGCGTGGCTCTTCTTGTCCGGACGAGACTGGAGAACAACTCCAGTATCCAGAGGTCAAGGGCTGAGACGTTCCATGCGCTGGCTAAGAGCGGCAGGCCGATGCCTGTTATGCTAAACGCGTTCAAGGCTCACACGTCACGGTATACGGCTGGCAATTCCGAGGGGAGCAGTGACAAGCTCAACCTTCAGAACCTGAGTAAGCGTGACCCGAGTCAGCTTACTTTGAGGAAAGCGGTACAGGCACCGGAAGGTATGGCCCTTGTGGCCTGTGACTCAAGTCAGATTGAAGCGCGTATTCTTGCTTATGTCGCTAACGAGACCGAGCTGGTTGACGCGTTCAGGAGAGGGGCTGACCCTTACGCTGACCTTGCTGAGAAAATCTTCCAGATTCCGAGTGAGAAGATTCATAAGGGCGCGAAGTCCGGAGACAAGAAACTGAAAGCGTACAGGAACGTTGGCAAAACAGGAATTTTGTCCGCGGGATACGGCGTAGGCTGGAGGAAATACGCGGATACTCTGCTCCGTCAGGGTGTGCGTCTGAGCAGTGACATTGACCAGCATTATGAGATGGCCCATCATGCCCACAATGTTTACCGTGCCAGTAATCCGAACATCGTGGCTTTCTGGGATACGTGTCAGACGGTCATTAAAGCGATGTACCTTGGGTATTCCGGGGAGTTCGGCGGCCCCAATGATAATATCTTCCAGTACAGCGTAGCCCCTATATGCGGGAGGGACGATGTACCTACTATCATTGGACCGAATAAGTACACTCTGAGGTATTTCAAACTTTCCTGTGAGGTGTCTGAGAAGAACAACAGGGAGGAGTATTATTATACCAGAGTGAAGGGGAAGTCGGAACTGAAGACGAAGATATACGGCGGGGCGCTTGCGGAAAATCTGTGCCAGTATCTTGCTTTTGCCTTGCTGCAATGGCAGGCTTGTCGTATGACAGAACAGGGGATACGGCTTATCGCCAATATCCATGACTCATTCCTTGCCATTTGTCCGGAAGACGAGGCAGAGCATACGAAGTCCGTAATGGAGTCCTGTATGTCCAGTGTACCGGACTGGCTGGGGGATTTCCCTGTCGCATGTGAAGCTGAGATAGGGAAGGATTACTGCATAGCTTAGGAGGCAAGATGTTTGTTTTTTCCCCAAGTAACATGATGTCGTTCCGTACCTGCCCCCGCAGGTTTCAGGCACAGTCCATCACGAAAGAAATCAAGTGGAAGGCAAGCACTCAGAAGTCCCGTGGTACAATGGTTCATGGGGATATTGAAAAGGCTTTCCGTAAAGGTCATCAGGCTGTGGCGCACTGGGATGACAAACTTGATACCGCCTATGTATCTGGCCTTATTGACACAGTGAGAGGCATAAAGGGCGAGCTCTTCATAGAGAAAGAGCTTGTCGTTACGGACAAGTTCAAGCCGTCCACTGACTGGTGGGATGCCCATGCCCTTCTCAGGGCAAAGGCAGACACGCTCATCATTCCTGACGAGGGAGACCCGTGGCTTATTGACATTAAGACGGGGAAGAAATGGGATACGGAAGACTTCCAGCTTCGTGTTGAAGCCCTGCTTGTGCATCTCATCTACGGGAAGAATGTCATCAGGTACTCATATGAGTATGTTGATATTGGTGAGCGTGTCGAGGGTGTTGTTGATATGTCCCGTGGGCTTCTTCCTGTACAGGATGTGGTTGATACCATGCGTGATATGAAGACGGCTATCCATGACAACTGTTTCTTCCCTGTCCGGAACAAGTTCTGCCGCTTCTGTGATTTCAATGGCAAGACGGAGTGCGGACTGAAATGACCCCTGAGGGACGAGTGAAGCAGAAGATTACCGCGTGGCTTAAGGCCCACAACGTATGGTACTTTATGCCGCGCGGTACAACCTTTGGCCGGTCTGGGATCCCTGATTATATCGCCTGTCTCCATGGCAGATTAATCGGGATAGAAGCCAAGGCGGGAACCAACAAGCCAACGGCGTTGCAGTCATTAGAGCATAGCCGGATGCGCTCCGCCGGAGCGTTTGTGCTTGTCATTAACGAGCATAACCTTGGTGAGCTGGACAATATACTGAAAGAGGTAGAGCATGGAGACGTCTGATATAACAGTTCTTAGTGATGACAACTGGGTATATCTGGGAGTCAGTGACCCAAAAATAATAAAGACCGGCAAGTCAGTACCGGGTATCGTTTACAAAGATTATACTGACAAGACTCTTTTCGCCGTGCCCCATACCGGTGACGGCTGTATGATAGCCGCTAACCTTGGTGCTGATGTTACTGACATTACGCCTTTCATGTCTGACAGACACCCGCTTATCGAGGGCCGGTACAAACCGATGAAGCACCAGCTGAAGACCGCTTCATTCATCACTCTTCACCCGAGGTGCTACGTTCTGTCTGACCCCCGTACAGGGAAGACCGGAAGTCTGATTCTGGCTATGGATTATCTCCAGAGACACGCTGAGGTAACAGGCGGGTTTCTTATTGTCACTACTGTAACAACAATAGACAGTGTGTGGATAGACAGTATTGAGCAGACTCTTCCGGGAGCGCGGATTGTCAGAGTGCATGGCAAAGGAAGAGAACATGCTCTGGAAACTCCGGCTGATTTCTATGTTACTAACTATGACAGTATCAGGATTTCAGGGAAGGCGTTTACAAAGGCAGTACTGGAGAAGCGTATCGGCGGTATTGTCATTGACGAGCTGACCCATGTAGGCAATTCATCAAGTCAGCGTTTCAAAGCTCTGGACAACATTGTTAACAAGCTGAACCTTCGGTATGCGGTAGGAGTCACAGGCTCCCCCGCTGACAATCCCGAGGCTGTATACGGTATGGCGCGAATGATTAACCGGAGTAAGCTGCCATGTCGTACTAAAACGGGCTGGCTTGACCTTGTGACATATCAGTATGGGCCTGAACCTTTCATGCGGAAGCCGTCTCCCAATGCCGCGTCCCGTATATATGAGACACTGCAACCGGCGATACGGTTCGCGAAGTCCAGCGTTATTGACCTTCCGCCTGTTGTCACTCAGACCCGCCGATGCTCCATGAGCGCCGAGCAGAAGAAAGTCCATGATGACCTGAAGGCCGAGGCTGTGGCTATACTGGACAGCGGCGCTACAATTACAGCGGCGAACGGCGGCGTGCTTTTCCAGAAGATGATGCAGATGGCGCAGGGGTTTGTGACAATAGACGGCATGCCTGTACCGCTCCAGCACAAACAGCGTACTGACACAATAATCGACTGTATCAATGAGACAAGCCATAAGGTTGTTATCTTTGGGGTCTTTGTATTTTCAAATCACCTGTTAGCGGAAGAGCTTAAGAACGCCGGGTTCTCCGTGGGTATCATAGATGGCGGTGTATCGGCGAAGAGCAGGGCCGAGCTTCTGCACAACTTCCAGTACGCACCTGACCCTAGAGTACTGATATGTCATCCTACGACAACGGCTTTCGGCGTGGAACTTTCCGCCGCTGACACTATGATTTTCAATGGGCCGCCGATGCTGGGCGGGTTCATCTATGCACAGGCTCTTGAACGCCTGAGTTCCGCCAAACAGAAGGCGCCGAAGATTTCAGTCATCCGGATTTTATCCTCTCCGGAAGAAGAAAAATCTTTCAAAAGTCTTGACGAAGGTAAAGAACTAGGGCAAACAGTATCTACACTATTTGAGGAGTTGAAGAATGAGCACAACAGCTAAAGACTCAGGAAAAGAGCTTAAGGAATTTCTTGAGAAAAACCTACCGCCGCTTTTCCCCCGTGCCAGTATTAAGGAGCTGACTAACGGGATTATCAGCTACAGGACTATGACTAATCTTGACTTTAAGAAAATGGGCCCCCCTATAGTAAAGGTAGGAAGGAAGGTCTGCTACAAGAGGGAGGATTTTATCACTTGGGCTGTGGAGTATTTCTGTTTAAACTCTAAGTAACTGAGTTTCTGTGGAGGGTTATACTATGTCAGGTTTGAATGAACTTGCCGCGCGTCTCGTACAGGTAAGAGCCAGAAGGCTTGAGCTTGAAAGTCAGGCAGATGAAATCAGGAATGGGGAAGAGAAGGAACTGACGGACCAGATTATGGCGCTTATGAGTGCTGATGGTCTGAAGTCCTGTAACATCCCCGGAGTAGCACGGTTGACTACACGGACTACTCACCACTATGAAATAACAGATATTGAGGCATTATCCATGACCATGTTCAAGCAGATGATTCTGGCGCTGAAGTCAGGCCGGAATATTTCTGATGGACTGATGTTCCAGCGCCGTCCGAGCAAGGAGAATATCGAGGCGTACATGCACGATGCGCTGAACCTTTCCCCCGAAGACGAAGGGTACAATACCGCATGCGCCGGGGCTGGTATCGCTTATGTGGATAAGGATGTTCTCTCTGTAACCAAGGCCTAGTTAAGGAGTTTATAATGGCTAATCTTCCCGTTTCCATGGATTCCATGTTTGTCAGTTCTTCCAGTCTTTCTCAGCTCCCTGAAGAAATCACCAAGACTTTTGCGGCATCATATGAAGACGCTTTCGCCGGTATGGGCGGCGCCGGACAGCGTAGGATTAAGATTCGCAAGACGGATTTTGAACTGCTTGACGGTGGTTCTTCGACTGCTATTCCGGCAAATGAACTTGCTGGTGTCTTTGTCGGCGCGGCAAAGAGCAACTATGCTGTCTGGTATGAACGTGATTATGCCCCCGGTCAGGAACCTGAAGCGCCTGACCTTATCTGGGAAATTGACTCTGCCTGTACTGTCTTCCCCGATGCCCTGCCTGAAGAATACAGGCACAAGGTCATGCGCGGCGGCAAGCTCCGCTGGGGTTTCCAGATTCGCAAGAGGCTTGCGTTTGTGCTTCTCCGCAATTTCAACGGAACCAATGTTCTGGATTGTGACCATCCTTATATTCTGGATGTGACGGCCATGTCCCTGTACGGGAACGGGCTCCCTCAGCAGAACATGTTCAAATGGGCTGGACTTCGTGACCTGTGTCAGCAGTACTCTGTCGGTAATATTCAGGTCACGCCTAGCATGTTCCTGACGCAGATTGTCCTTGACCCGACTGTCTCTGTGTCGGGTGTGGTTATGTTCCGTCCTTACTTCGACAGGAACAACCATCTGGCATTCCTTAATCCTGATATTATGTCGCAGGTTTATGAGACGGCCTGTTCCGAAGGAACCCGTGAGCTTCTGACTATCAGGGAGAAGCTCACTTACGGTGACGATAATGAGAATGCTGTCCCGGTACAGGAACCCAAGCCCGCTCCCAAGCCCGCCGCTCCCAAGCCCGCCGCTCCGGTGCAGGAACCCAAGCCCGCTCCTGTACAGAAGGAAGTGAAGGCCGAGGTTCCCCATGCCGAGCCTGTCAAGGACGCGGCCATGCGTAGCCTGCTGGATCAGGCTGAGGCGGCTATGAGTAAGGGCAAGACTGAAACTGCCTCTCACAATACGGCAAAGACTGCTCCGGCTCCTGATGAAGGGCCTGTTGCGAATAATGTGCAGGCGCTCCTTGACGAGCTGAGCTTCTAACTGATATATGCCGGCCAGTCCGATTGCTCCGGACTGGCCGGGAAATCCCATAACACTCTTGCTTTTTACGTGTGAGCCTGATAGGTTTCTTACACACAAAGGTTTGCCTGCTAAGAGTCCCGCCCCGAGATGAGCATGGTCATGGGTGCACCTCTTCCCGGACTAATGCGCTGGAGACTTCTCGGGGCGGGACTCTCATCAGGCAGGCCAGTATCTCCAACTGGCAAAAGGGGTGTTTATGAACAGTACAGAATTTCTCTCGGTGATACTTCCCCCAATAAAGAGCGGGATATTCGGGCCGGAACAGACGTATTATATTCTTGCTCTGAAGGGAAACGAGCTTCGTTCCTTACGGGCCGACAGTACTGACTTTATCATAGACAAGTGTAACGAGTTCAGTGCCAAAGGTTTCGATACCTATATGGCTATGGCCTCGTTCGACATCTATGTACCGGGGCGGAAAGCGGCGAATGCTGTTGGGGCCCAATGTCTGTGGGCTGACCTTGATATAAAGAAGGCGGACTGCCGCTATCAGACAAGGGAAGAAGCCCTTAAGACTCTGGTTGATTTTGGTAAAGCTACCGGGCTTAAGCCGAGTATCATTGTTTCATCCGGCAAGGGGCTGCATGTTTACTGGCTCCTTAACAGGGTCGTGAATGCAGCCGAGTGGAAACAGCTTGCCAATAATTTTCTTAACCTCTGCACCAAACACAACATGGATGTTGACAGGGCAAGGGCAAGAGATATAGCGAGTGTGCTTCGTCTCCCCGGTACGGTACATCAGAAGACAGGAACCACCGTATCAATCCTGCTTGCTACGGACAGGAAGTATGACCCTGAAGCGTTTGGAAACATATCTGTTCCCGCCCCGGTACAGCGCCCTCCTGTACAGGCTCCCGCTTCCCCGCAGGATTTCTTTGGGATGGGGCCGGAAGAACCAGTGTATGACGGCGTAGAGATTGCGCGGAACTGCAATCAGATAATGACCATGGGGAAGCAGTCATATCCAAACTGGTTCGCCGCCATGTCTGTTCTTCGCCGCTGTAAGAACGGCCTTGCCGTGGCTAAGGTTCTGTCCAGTGCATGCCCCGAGAAGTACAACGAGGCAGATACCGAGAAGCGTTTTTATGAGGCTTATCCTGACAGACCGGCCCGTTGTGATGTCTTTCGGGCAAATAATCCCGATGGGTGCAAAGGCTGTAAGTACGCCGCTGTCTTAAATTCTCCGGCGTCTTTACACCGTATCCTGCATTCAAGGCAGGCGGAAATATCAAAGCCTGTTGTCCCCCCGCAGAATGACAGTCATATCACTATTCCGGACTGGGATAAGGACTGTGGTTACACGGCTCTTAATGACGCTGATGACCACTCCCATTTCTCTGTACTGGATGACGGGATTCACTGGTATCCGTTTGACCCGAAAGAGAAGGTCGTTGAAGACGTGCGGATATTCCAGAGCCGCCTCTATTACATACGAAGCGAAGTCTATATAGATGACGCTGAGCGTCCGCATCGTATGCACGTCTTCAGGGTGGAACGCCCTTCAGGATGGTGCGAGACTGTCCATTTTGACTGCGATAAGGACAGCGGACAGAATGTTAATAAATGGTTTCTCAACGCCGGTATAGCTCCGCTTACCCCGCGTTGTGACACACGGGTTATGAATATGCTGATAAATGCCTATCTATCCAAAGTGGAAACTGACCCGAAGGAACGTATATCGTATGACCATCTGGGATGGCAGGATATTACTGACCCTGTATCCAAAGAGAAGCACAAAGGGTTTGTGACTGGCGCTGGTGCCGTGATGTCTACAGGACTTCACCCTGTGGCCTTTGGTGGTATCGCGCGTACCTCCATACCGCAGATGTGCGGCCATGCCGGTACTGTGGAGAAGTGGTCTTTCGTCCCGAAAATGTACAGGGCACTGGACCAGAAACTGGGTCAGTTAGCCATGTGTTTTTCTTTCGCCGCTCCTCTCATGGAGATAGGCGGCGGTGACGCCAACAACTGCATGCTGTCCATATGGTCAAGCGAAACAGGCTGTGGCAAGTCTCAGCTTTTGAAGTCGTGCGCTTCTGTATGGGGTAATCCGAAAGAGATGTTCTTCTCTAAGGATGAATCCATTACCGCACGGTGCAGGCGTATGTCCGTGCTGAACAACCTGCCTGCCTGTATGGATGAGGTTACTGACCTTACTGACGAAGACCTCTCTAATCTGGCCTTTGTTATTTCCTCCGGCAAGGAGAAGAACAAACTCCGTGCATCGGGTGCTGAGTTTATCCATACAGGGCGGTGGGCTACATGCACGTTCCTGACGGCTAACAAGTCAGTAAAGGAATGCCTTGCCCGTTATCATACTGATACAAGCGCCACACTCCAGCGTATCATGGAGTACCGGTGCAACTTCTCCAGATATGACAACCCCAAGATTCGTGAGTTCATCCAGAAATGCGCCAAGCTGTATGATGAGAACTACGGTATCGCTGGGCCGGAGTTCCTAATCAAGCTCTTCCAGTATCCTGAACGGCTGGTATCCCTGCGCAATTATGTTGAAGACTGGGGACGCCGCAACGGCTTCTATCAGGAAGAGCGTTTCATGTCGAACGCTCTTGCCATAGCCCTGAAAGCCGGACGCTGGGCCGTAGAGTTCGGCCTTCTCGACTACGATATGGACGCTCTTGAGAAGTGGGTTCTCAAAGATTTTGTCCCGTACAACCGCAAGGCTACATGCAAAGCTGAGACAAAGTGGGCTGTTGCTTTCGGTGATGTGATACAGGATATGAGCCGCAGTACGCTGGTTGTCTCCGGTGCTAACAGGCTTCCTAATGAGCCAGACCCCGGCAATCTTGTCATGCCTGACAAGTATGTGAAGTACAGGCCCAATAACGGGGTTATCCTGTCACGTTATGAGATTCGTAACAGGGTGCTGTACATATCCAGCAAGGCTGTAAAAGAATGGTGCCAGAAGAATAACGCATCTCCCGGCACCGTGCTTGAAGCCCTGCGCGTTGACGGCTTCCATATAAAGGAAGAGCGGATTAATCTCGGCAAGGGTGTATCTACCATCCCGTCAGCCCGCATCAGAGTGTGGCGTCTTGACAAGGATGACCTTGACCGGCTGGATTACATCACGCCTTCAGGGAAGTCATAATCTCCGCGGCTGGAATTATCCTCTGATTGGATGACCCACGCCACTCAAGGTCAAGGCTCTTCCTCTCCTGAATGAACGGCCCGTCTATCAGTGTATCTATACTGGTAAGCAGACCCCTTATATCTGTACGGGTACGGGCTTTCTGTACAAGCTCTTCCAGTGTGTAGCCCGTATAGCATATAATCGGAAGATGAAGTTTCCGGTGGATGGCACGGGCCAGAAGAGTGAGAGGGAGCGCCTTATCGAACGGTTCGCCGCCTGAGAAAGTGACCCCGCTTATAAGGTAGGCGTGCGCTATTCTCTCGTACAGTTCTTTTAACGGCATATCAAACCCGCCTGCGTAATCATGGGTTTTGGGGTTATGACAGCCGGGGCAGTTGTGCCGGCATCCCTGAACGAATACGACATAGCGGATACCGGGGCCGTCAGTTATGCTGTCGGGGATGAGACCAGCAAGTCTTATGTTCATATCAGTCTCCTAAAAATCCCCCGTACTGGAGGAGCCGGAACCAGTACGGGGGACTATTATAAAGCCGCTGGGCGAGGCGGCTTACCCGATGCTGAAAGTGATTGTCTTAACCGCGGTTTTTGTCCCGTTCAGATTGGTCAGGGCAATACTGAACGTGACATCTCCAGAGGACGCCGGAGTACCGCTAAGTACAAGACTTCTTCCGGTTCGGGTAACAGTGAGCCAGTCTGGCGCGCCTGATACAGTGACCTGTACAGGGTCAGTGCCTGTGAAATCTATGGTACCACGATAAGCGGTACCTGTAGAGCCAGACGGCGTATAAACGGACAGAAATTCAGCGGGAGTTTTGGGGCAGTCGCCGCTTTCGCAACAGTCATAGTTGCATATCAGGTCTTTAATCACCGCTATGACTGTAGGCGAGACAGAGGAAACGCACGTACCGATAGGATGTTTTACCGCTTCAGTACCGGACAGGCCCCTGTCAACTATAAGGACGCCCTGTTCCAGATGAACCTTTACTGTCTCTATATTCGCGTCATCCCGCAGTGTCAGATAAATATATGAGCCGCTGTCTTTGAGTATAGAGGCAAGGTCAGACGTGGCTTCTTTTGTGAGCGTGATATATTTCCCACTTTCCTCAAGCGGGGCGGTGAGAAATGCTGTGAAAAATTCTGACGTCATACTCATTATTTATTCTCCAACGCAGCGACACGGGCTTCAAGCTCCTGTATCCGTGCTTCCAGCGCGGACGTGTCAGCGTCTTTTCCCGGAAGTCCCTGCGGCCCTGCCGGGCCCTGCTTTCCCCTTTCTCCGGGGATTCCCTGCGGGCCCATAGGCCCTGTCTCTCCTATCGGCCCCCGCGGTCCCTGCGGGCCTGTTTCTCCTTTCTCCCCTTTCGGGCCTCTGGTTCCTTCAGGGCCCCTGTCGCCTTTCTCTCCCTTCTCTCCCTGCGGGCCTCTGGCTCCTTCAGGTCCACGCTCTCCACGCTCTCCACGCAGTCCCTGTACACCCTGTTCCCCTGTATCGCCCTTATCTCCCTTGGCACCCTCTTTGCCTGTATCTCCCTTATCTCCTTTCTCACCTTTGATGGCGTCACTCCATTTGAGCTGGAAGATACTGTCAGGGTCATAGGTGAGAACCTGACCGGGTTCGGCTCCAGTGGGGATGACAAACGGGGTGGAGCATCCTTCGGTACAGATGCCGCATCCTTCTATATCTTTACTATGGATGGCCATTATTGAATCTCCATGGTGCAGTTACTAAGCATCAGCGTGACAGCGGTCTGGTCAATGAAATGGTCAGAACACTCAGGGCCGAGGTCTATGTCAAATACTGCCAGAGTACAGCAGGCAGGTTCCGGTTTTCTGGGTTCCGGTTTGGGCTCCGGTGTATCAGAACAGCTCATTTCCCCGAACGCAAATTCAGGGGGCAGTATGGCTTTCTCCGGTTCTGGTGATTTACCGAGTGAGTACAATGGAACCATATTAAGAGGTTTCATTTTGGGCACGAGCCGGATAATTCCTGTATATCGTCCGGGGGGTATGGTACTGAGCTTGTCACCGATGCGGAATATCACACGTCCTTCGTTGTCAGTATTGAACGCAGGGAAGCACATTACAGGAACGTCAGCCGGTCTGGTGTTGGCTACGTCTTCTCCTGTACGGACTCCGGGCCAGCATCCATAGAAGAACCATGGCGAACCTCCAACGCCGCAGTCACAGGGCTGTCCTGCTTCGCCCGCTATGATGAGAAGCTGAAGCCCGTGCCAGTCCACAAGCTGGGACTGGTCGTATGTTTTTATCCGAAACGCTATACGGGATACTCCCTGTGTAAGGTAGACAATCATGGTTTATTCCTGTGACAGTACTGCAACTGCCCTATTATACACGTTGTTCTGATTTTCATACCGGACACGGAACAGCTCTTTCAAGCCCTCGTCATTGTCAAGATCAATCAGACGGGCAATCTTTTCCTTGGTTCCCTGCTGTGCCTTTTCGATTTCGCTGTCAGTATCCAGAATAGTCAGAACCTTTATAATATCAGGGTCATCCCATCCAGCATTGCGAAGCTGACTGACACGCCACGCCCTGTATTTCTCCGGCTTGGCTATAATCTTCCTGTTGCCTGTCTTGAGGACAACGCCTTCCTGTCTGACACGGGACATAATTTCTGCCTTGTATCTGTCATACAGACTGCGGCCTACGTCAGTAATCTCACCTCTGTACATAGTACCGCCAAGCCCAAAGGCCACAGGGCCGAGCTTGTTGTACATACCCTTTTCAGGATTGCTGGCAGGGTTCTTCTCAGCATCGATGTACGAGGGGATGAATCTCAGGAAGCCTGTGGCGTATCCGCGGAGCAGGGCTTTGAGCTGTTCCGGAGCGAAATCAATACCGGTAGTCTGGAGAATCTCCTTAGCGAGGTTCTTATATACTGGAGCAGTAGTCGCCCATCCGGAATCCGCCGCTGACGTATAGGCTCCTTCACTGGCGCTGTAGTAAGTAATAGGCCGTCCCTTATAGTTACGGTTAACAGCGACATCTTCTATAGGACGGAGCAGTGCGGGGGAGAGAACCTGCATAAGCCACGTAGCGGGAGACATGGAGAAGTTATAGCTGGGGGTGTCAGCGGGGGACATCTGCTTGGCAATAGCGGCCATAAATTCTGGCATGACATCCTCAGCGGATGCGATACCGCGTTCCATTCTGTCCATAGCTATTGCCATACTGGACGCAAGCTGGGCGATACCGAAGCCAATTGGCATTTTGAAATAGTCGCCCTTGTCATTGGTCGGTATGGGGATATACCGGCACAGGTCGCTGATAGGCAGGGAGTCAATACGATACGCTCCTGTATCCTCATCCTGTCCCAAAGACTCACGGGCAAAGCTGTACAGCATGTTGCCTACGGCGGTAAGGCCTACAAACGTAGCCATACCCCTGTATGACATATGGAAACCACCGTCCGCGCCCGGAGCGAGCCCAACGGTACGGAGCATGGCACGCGCGCCCTGAAGTGTAGGGTTGGTAAAGGGGAAGAACATACGCAGAGCGTTTGTGTACTGACCTGTCTGGCTCTGGTCCATAACTTCCGATACAGCGTTAGCTGTCTGGGATGGCTCAATACCGCGTTTGCGCATGGCCACGTACTGTGCCAGTGACGGAGTAAGGTTCCAGACATCGTTCCATGCGTATATCCATTTGGAGACAATCTCACGCATTTCGCCAAAACGGGAGGCGATGCGGTCTATTGTCTTCTCCGTCTGGGCGTTCTTCTTATCGGCGTAGAACTTGTTGAGGTTATCAATGTTATTGATAAGGGAAGTGCTCTCCTTACCGATAGCACGTGAGTAAGTATAATGCAGACCAGCGTCAGTAAACTCTTTGAAGTACTTCCCGTACTCACTGTTGGGGTCAAGCCTGCCTGTGACCTGATGTATCACTGCGTTAAAGGCCTTGGGGAGCTGGCTTACATAGCCAGCAAGCAGTTTATATCCGGGGACATGCTGGCCATAACTGTCAACATAGTCACGGTTAGCCATATTAACGCCGCGTTCCATAAAGTCACGCGCGCCGTTGCAGGGAGCGAACCCAAGGTTGAGACTTGTACAGGAATGGCCCATCAGGGCTGTAGCTTTGGCAAGATAATTCAGCCGTTCATCGTTACGCAGTACAGAGGTCAGGGCATCATTTAGTTTGGTGCCTGTGATGTTGTTCTTCTCATCACTATACGATGCGTTGAACTGTATGAACATACGGGCGTAGGATACGTTGCCGTCTTTGTCATGGACATACTTGCCATTGGGGCTAATTCTGGGAGCGATGAAAGACAGGCCGCCGCCATGCGCGGCTGAGCTTGTAATGGCGTAGTACATGTTTCGCTCAGCTTCACTCCGGCTGAACTGCATACGCATAAGCCTGTCCCACCTTACAGAGTAGAACGGGTTATGCGACATGGCATAGGCATTGGTATCCTTACCGCCCTGCTTCGTTTCTCTCTCAAGCTCTCTGGCTTTAGCCAAATCATCAGCTGTAAAGTTCCTGAAGCGGGCCTTTATGCTTTTATCAGCGTCTTTACTGAACGGGTCAATACCCTGTTTAACAACCTCGTTATAGGCCTTAAGCCTGCTGAGCATCCTGCGGTTGGAGTTCATGGCCTGCTGTGCGGTGTACATGGCCATGGCCGCTTTGGACATACCGACACGCGCGGCGGCCCTGTTGGCAAAATGCTGTATGGTATACCATGCGCTGATAGGCGGGTTCACCATACCCTGAGCCTGATGGAAGTTACCGGGAAGGTACGCATCAGTATCCGTTACTGGTCTGCTGATGTTATCCCGGTTTGACGCGAACGGAACGAAGTCATCATAGTCAGCAAAGTACCGGATCTGCTCAGGGAAAACCTGTCCGGCCTTTGACAGGTCAGTCATGGAAGACCGGATTACACCGGCCATCTTGCTCATGATTTCCTGCTGTTGCTGTTCGCTTATTCCATGCTGAACAAGAAGGTCTTTGATTTTGCCGTCACGGATAGCGGCGTCATTATCAAGCAGTCCAGCTGTAGGATGCTTTTCGTCATAGATGAACGGGCCTGTGCTGTCGCGGTTGGCCGTGAGCCATTCATAGTTGACCAGTAACCTTTCGTATTCATCACTAAGGTCAATATGCCGCTTATTGGCGTCAGGATTCTGTATATCGAACTGCTCATCCTCCGCGATTTTCTTAATCTCCTGCATCCGCCTGTCCCAGTTGCGCAGGATAATGTCAGTATGTACAGACATCTGGGAGAGATTGAGCCTGTCGCCTATAAGCTCAAGGGCCTTGTTGGTAGAGATAGCGCTGTCCCTGAGGTACTTTCTGGTGAGCTTGCGGATATTATCAAGCTGTTCAGAATATCCTGAACGAAGTCCGGAGACAGTACGGAGCCCGTCCTGTATAGCGCTTACAACGGGATGCTCCATAACAGAGCGCCCCTGTACAGGAAAGGTACGGGCAAGGAACATGTACACGGGGGCCATTTTGTCTGTGAATTTACGGGCCAGACCGCTGGAGATTCTGGTGTACAGGTTCATTGTTTTGGCAATGCGTCCCGTGAGATTTTTGAAGTTGCTGACTACGGCCTTCTCTTCATTCTCACGATACTTATTGACCTCTTTAATGTAAGCTGAGGCCATTCTGCCAATAGTTTTCTCGTCTGTCTGGGTGAGACGGACACTTCCTCCGGCAGGGGCGGAGCCGATATTCTCGTTAATACTGTTCGCCGTATTAACCTTCTGCGAGATAGCATCCGCTTCGGCGTCAGGAACAGAGGATTCAGCTGTATCCGTATCAGCGGCGTTATGGAAACTGCCCTGAGTGAAACCGCCGCCGTCCTGTCTCATCTCATTTTCTACGTCTTTACTCCCGTAACAATTACTCATAACTGTCTCTGGCTCCTAGGAAATACAGTCGTTGTCCCCATCAAATGCCTTCTTCGCTTTTTCTGTCTGAGAGGAGAGCTTCTCCGGAGAGACAGCATCAGCGCTAAGGTTGTTGTGCGCTCTGTCGCTGTTCAGCATATCGGAGAAATATTTAATCTCGTCCACATCATCAGCGGTGAATAACGCACTGCTGTCCTGTCCGTTTGACTCTTTGTACCGGTTCATTCTGTCAGTGATAATATTACCGACTTCTTTCGGGAACATCTGTCCAATGCTCTTGGGGGCTTTCCTGCCAAGTGCGTACTGACCTCGTTTGTAAATCAGGGACGTAAGATTAGGCGCGGATTTAACAGCAGATGAAGCCGCTTCGTCCTGTCTCAGGAACAGAGAGTTGAGCATATCAGCCGCCTGTTCGTTAGAGAGCTTCTCCGTACCGGTACTGGAGAAGTAATCCTGTAGGGAGTCGTGCATCTTCTGCCGCTGGACTTTTGTCAGCGGCTTAGGCTTTTCTCCAGTATCAGGGCTTCTCTGGCCTGCGCTTCTTTCTGTCCTAAGGCTTCCTGCGCTCTGACCTGACTCTGCATTTCCAACGGTTGCTGATTCAGTACCTCGTCCTCGGTCAGCCGGCTCTGGTCTTCCTGCGGTACTCCCCTGTTTTCCAACATTGACCGCATAATTTTCAGGCGCAGGGGCGTTTTCATTGGGCCGCCTGCCGCTCCCTGCCGTCTGATTTCCCTGATTATCTGCTCTAATTTCCGCAGGGTTTCTATTGGTAATGGGTTCAATAATTCCTGCGGTATTGGCTGCCATTGGGCTATTAAGGTTAGTATCCGGCGGATTAACTGTTCCTTCTCTGAGTTGTCCAACAGTTCCATCGGGGGTAACTGATTGCGTTCCCTGTATGTTTGTCTGATTGCGCTTCGTGTTTCCACTACGTCTTCTCTTTCCGGCGGGGCTGATATTTACCGGTGCAGTATTCGTGGTAATGGGCGGAAGAGCCTTTCTGGCTCTGTCCTCATTAATTAAATCAAGGAGAACCATATCCCTGTTCTGCGGGACGGCGGACTGTCTCTTTCTTCCGGATGCGGCAGTCCTCTGTTGTCTGACTCTTTTCCCAGTTCCAGCTGGCACCATGTCAGGAGTAATACCGGGGAGAAGCCCCGTACCGGTATCAGGCGCAGACCTCTGGGCCTGTGCCATCAGGCTGGACAGGGGCGTCTCGACTCTTTCCGTGGGAGCGGAAGGAGCTACCGGATGCTCCTGTACAGAAGAAGCCATGGCCGGCGTTCCCTGAGCAGGGGCGGCAATGTTCTCCTGTACAGGAGCAATAGGCGCTTCAGGTGCAGGGGAAGCAGAAGTTTCCAGCGTGGCAGGAGAAGCGGGCGTTTCCGGAGTGACAGCGGAAGCAGGCGCCTCAGGAGCAGTGGGAGTAGCAGGAGCCTCAGGAGTGACAGTGGAAGCAGGAGTCTCCGGAGCGGTGGGAGTAGCAGGAGCCTCAGGAGCGGCAGTGGAAGCAGGAGTCTCCGGAGCGGTCGGGTTTGTTGTGGCCGCAGGAGTTTCAGCCTTTTTCTCTGCCGCGAAATCTTCCGCTCTGTACTGCATAGGAGCAGGAGCTTCTGGTGTCGCGGTGTTGTTCCTGTTAAGGATTCTCCGTCCTGCCAGACCAAGAGCACCGCCGGCACCAGCCATAAGACCGCCGTACAGGGCAGACTCACCAATACCGTTAGTGATGCTGTTATTCTCTCCGGTAGCGGCATTATAGTTAGCGTTACTGCCCAGAGTATTAACAGCATTAGACGCGGCTCCCTCAACTACAGCAGGTACGGCGCCGTACTTCACAGGTCTGTTGAGCACTTCCCTCTGGATGATATACGGTGCCGTTTCCTCACGCATAACCTGATTAACCATCTGCTGTCTTTCAGCACTGGTTATAGCCTCTGCCGGAACCTCAGCGCTTTGCCGGGCGGCGGCTCTGCTTGTCAGGGTCTTATCAACAATATCTTCCGCCATAGAGCGGGCTTCACGTCCCGCGCTTCCTGTACCGGAACGGATAAGACCAGCCCCGATACGGGACGCCGCGGCGGGGATAAGGCCGGACGCGCCGCCTATAGCGGCGTTCATTGCGGCCTCTCTGTATTTAGCGTCATTATACGCGGCGATGCGCTGGTCTTCACTGAGTGTCTCATCCTCGGCAAGACGCTGACGGAGACCGACATCACCGCTGACAGCGTTACCTGCGGCTCCTGCCAGCGTACCTCCGATTAATCCGGCCAGCGGAACAGCGGCTGTACCTCCTGTCAGGGCGGACGCGCCGAGAACACCAGCCGCCGTACCGATTGTCTGTAAAGCAGTACCGGGGTCCTGTACCATGGTATTCACCATGTTGCGCGCGGTTCCCATGAAATCGTCATTGCGGTCAGTAAGACCGCGGCCTTCTCTGGTGCGAAGGTCAGTTTCTTTCAGGTCAGGGTTGCTGTCTATGATAGCCTGAATGCGCTGTTGCGATTCTTGGTCTTTTCTGTCACGGGTTCTGTCATCATCGCCAAGCGTGCTAATCCAGTTAGACAGGGACTCCGCTCCGATACGGGCACTGTCGATAAGACTGGAGAAACCGCTGGTGTCGTCAATGGCCTTCTTCTCAGTCTTGACCTGATTGTTGGCTCCGGCCAGTTCACGCGCGATAATAGCGGAGGCATCATCAGTGCCTCCGTATTTCTGACTGAGTTCCTTACGGACTGATGCCAGCGTTTCACGCTTTGTCTCGTTACTGGCTTTAGGGTCATTCATTACAGCATCGAGCTTGCCAAGTGCAGGGTCAGCGCGCACGCTGTCAACTGTCTGGTTATGCTCCAGAGCCTGAAGGTTGGCTTTACGCTCATCTTTGGAGTTACCGGTAATGGGAACCTGTACGTACTTCCCTGTTTTCGGGTCAAGGACGTTAGCGTATGTAACTTTACCGGATGAGCCGTTCCCGCGTCCCCCGCCGCGCCGGCCCCCGCCAGCGGCGGCACGTGCCTGAGCCAGACGGGACGCAAGAATCTGTCTGGCCAGAACACTGATAAGCTGGGTGTCGTCTATTAGTTTGTTAGGCTGGACTGTGCCTGATACGCGGGGAATGTCAAAGGCCATGGATGCTACTCCACATTTACTGAATCTATAAGGTCCCGAAGTTCGTTATCGTAATCCGTAGGATACTCCTTCGGAGCCGTTACTGGATTAATAGCATTTTGCGCCGCCATTAGCAAAAGACGGTTACGTGCCGTATCCTCGGGGGATATGGGCTGATACCTGTTCTGGAGTTCAATCCGGTCCATTACCGGAAGGACAACATCCACCGCCGGACTTTCTGCTTTGTCATTGGGCAGAAGAATATCTTCTAACATAGGTCATTACCGGGATATAATCTGTACAGGACTGCGGTTATCGGCGCTCTGGATGTAGTCATACCCATTGCGGAGGATAGAATCTGCCAGAGTACCGCCATTTGTGGCCGGAGCGTGCGTGTTGAGAAGAGCGTTACTATTAGCAACGGGGCCGATTGTCGCAGGATAAGGAATGGGGATAGGCGCAGTGAAACGGAAACCGGCTTCTTCCTGTACAGGATAATCATAAATACCCATAGCGGCGTTATATCTTTCCTGCGCCTGTGCCACATCCGGACGAACCGCTGTGTTCAGGGGGTTAGGGAGAAGCTGTACGGGAGCGCTCTGCTGTGCAGGATAATCCGGAAGCCCCATAGCGGCACCGTATCTTTCCTGCGCCTGTACCGCATCAGGACGAACCGCTGTGTTCAGGAGGTTAGGAAGCATCTGTACAGGAGTGCTCTGCTGTACAGGATAATTCGGAAGCCCCATAGCGGCACCGTATCTTTCCTGCGCCTGCACCACATCCGGACGAACCGCTGTGTTCAGGGGGTTAGGGAGGAACCGCAGGGGGGCGTTCGGCTCTACAGGGTAGTCGGAGAGCCCCATAGCGGCATTATACCTTTCCTGAGCCTGTACCACATCCGGACGAACTTCCGTGCTCAGAGGGGAGAACGACTGCACGGGAGCGCTCTGTTGTGCAGGAGAAGGCATATACGTACTGAGCGGGGGCAGACCAACATGGATAGGCTGGTAGGCATCCGGCATCTGCCTTATTACCGGAGCAGTATTAATTACAGGAGCGGCAGGAGCGGCAGGAGCGGCAGGAGCGGCAGGAGCGGCAGGAGCGGCAGGAGCCGCCGCGCGTGCGGCCTGTAAATAGCCATATGTGGAAGGAACCTGAGCTGGTGCTGTTTCCCCACGTCCGGACGCGACACGGCCAAGATAGTTGCCATCGCTGACATCGTTGATAGCGTCATTAATCATCGTCAGGAGAATATCCTGAGCGGATACGGATTGTTTTCTTCCTCTGGTAGCCATTGATACTAACTCCTTAGCGAGAGAACGGATTCATTCCGGCAAAACCCCTGTCACTGGCATCCATGAAAGGATTGATGCGCGCGGGGTCATACAGAGACGGGAGACGCTGGGGAGCGTAGCCTGCCCCGGCAGGGACACTCTGACTGACCTGAGGCATCGTCAGATTATACTGAGGTACAGAGGGAGTCTGGAAAGGACTCTGTAACTGGGGTGCCACTCTCACAGGTTCGTCCTGTGCAACGGCGGTACGCTGTACGGGGACGCTCTGCTGTACAGGAGCGCTCTGCTGTGCGGGGTAATCGGAAAGCCCCATAGCGGCGCTGTATCTTTCCTGTGCCTGTAAGACATCAGGACGAAGCCCGTTATTGTTCTGGGGAGGGAAGACCGTATCGCTGAGAGTCTGATTATTCACTGCGTAATTGCCGTTGCCTGTGATACCACCCCAGTAGTCAGTCTGGTTGGCGCCCCATCTCGGCATCCGTTCTTCCGCAGGAGTAGTCCTGTACGCAACACCGGGGATCGTCTGCTGACGGGGGCCGAGGCGGAGACCAGCGCCGCCGTAAGCAGGGGCAGGCTGGGAAGGCATGGCTACAGGAGCAGGGGTTCCTTCTGTACGGGGAGCCCCGCCTCCATGACTTACAGCACCAGCGAGGGTAGCGCCGCGTCCACCCGCACCCATTACGGGGGTCGGGCTCCAGTTAGCCATAGCGGCGGCCAGAGCAGACAGGACGAGCGGCTGACTGTAGTCGTAGTAATTCCCGTCAACAACATGAGGATATACAGAGGGGAACCCGATAAGCGGCGTGACAGCGCCGTTCATCTGACGGGTAAGACCTATACGCGCGTAAGGGCTGACCTGCCCCATAATCGGCGGAATACCGGCCTGAGTATATCCTTCGTAAGAACCGGGAAGAGAATAGTTGTACCCATTATTCAGAACAACAGGACGCGGGGCCGGGGCAGTAAATCCCGCCGGTCGCTGAACCACTGTACCCTGCATCTGATAAGCGGGGGTAGTCTGTACCTGTATCACCTGTCCATTGGCATTAACAGGTTCGTAAATATCTCGCGCCATTATTTTCTCCTACATTCTGCTGGGGTACAAGTTAGCCCCGTGCATACCACCTGCGCCAATGGGCATGTTATTACCACCCATACCGCCCAAACCCATGGAACCAAGCAGGGTCATCGGGCTATTCAGCGCCATATCCGCTCCAGCCAGTGTCAGCCCGATGCGGGCGTTATTGAGCTGGTCGGCGTATGCCGTATCCCACTGGGCCCGTCTGATTGTGTAGGGCTCATACAGATAGTTATTGAACAGATTAAGGTCATAGTTTGCCCGAACATCGCTCTGCATGAGCGCGTTGTCATGAGCCATATTGATGCGGTCATTCATCACACGCTCATCATACATATTCTGAAGCTGTCCGGCCTGAGCTTTGTTATAATAGTTAAGGTCAGCCCAGTTGTCCTGTACAGCCTGACGCTCACCCTGCATATAGCCGGGAAGCAGAGACCCAAGCGCTCCGACTACTGAACCGAGGTTGCCGAGAAAAGCCATAACTGTCTCCTTATCGGCTGGCATCCAGAGCCGAGCTGGCGTCCAGAGCGGACTGCGCGCCATTGCCGGCCATAGTGCCTATATTAGCAAGCGGGGCGTTTGTCTGCCCCAGATATGAAGTTGGATAATATGTGTCGTTACGGGAGCCGTAATAGCCAAGAACGGACATCAGACCCTTGGCGGCATTCTCAATCTGGGAACTGACGTTGCCCATGAGGGAACGCGCCACATCGCCGTAGCTGGTTGCTTCAGAACCAAGGTTGCGGCCAAGATTGAGTACAGAACTGCGGCGGTTCCAGCGCTTATCGTTCTTGTAATCGGTGTACCACTGATCATCAGCAAGGTTGTAGTTCGCCGTATCCGCCAGAGCCAGCGCCTTCCTGTGGCTGAAACTGCCCATTAATGAGCTGTCCATGCACAGATGGAACTGCTTCGCCTTCTGTGACAGGTATATCTCCGCTTCATTGTAGGCGCTGTTCACGGAGGAATTAGCCCTGTTGCGCGCACTGCCGCATTGGAGCGTCCGTACAGGTTCAGAGCTTACCTCATTGAGCAGTTTCTTTTCCAGCGGCACATATTTCCCGCTGAACCTGTCCCACTTATACTTGGCCATATCATAATAGGAATTAGCCAAGTCCTGCTGCATGTCGGCTATCTGTCCCTGTGCTATGCCATTGGCAATGGCGATAGCCAGAGCCGCGCCCTTGAACGCCAGAGTACGGAGGTTCTCACCTTCAGGGCCGTATTCAGGAGCGGCCCAGTTACAGAACCGGAGCGGCCCTATAGCGCCGTGGCTGGCCTGTCCTGTACCGGTAGAACGGGAGTTGCCCCCTGTAGTACCGGCACGGAGCGTCTGACCATAGAGAGTCTGGTCGAGCGTCTGGCCATGAGCGTTGACACTGGAAGAGATATTACTGCTCTGCTGATTAATGGCATTGGATACAGCGGTAGGGTCAGCACATGTACATTCGGGCATTAGAAGCTCTCCTTCAGCAGCGACTCACTGGCAGCAGCCGTATCCTCAATCGCCCCCCGTACCTCACCTCTTATAGCACTGCGTGTGTAGCCAAGGTTAATGTCAGTACGGGACAGGTATTCCGTAGGATAAGACGGCGTGTTTCTGTTGGCAGAGTAGCCAAGATACTGCCCTGCTCCGGCCAGTCCTTCCCATGCCTGATTGTACAGGTTGCCATAGATACCGGCGGAAGTCTTAATCAGGGACACATTGTCAGCTATAATATCACGCCCGCGCTTGGCCGTGTTCAGCATCTTGCTGAACCGCACGTCATCACGAGACTCCAGATAGGCACGCTCATTCCTGTACCCAAGACCTTCCGCAAGGCTCAGAGCGTCAGCCTGAGCGGAAAGAATATTGGCAAGCATATCCTTACGGAGCCCTGTACAGTACCGCGAGGTACAGCGCATACTCTTTTTAAGCTGACCACGGAACTGAAGCATGGCCGCTGTTCTGGCGCGTCCTTCGGTAGCGTCATACTGGGGCGTTTCAGCCGGGATATTAAGCGCTTCGTTTATCTCCTGATTTTCAACAGGAGCGTAGTAATCTTTATAATGGTCAAGCCAGTTACGGGCGATACGCCAGTACTTCTTGGCCATATTCCATTCCTTTGTTGCAATATCTACAGCCCGTGCGGAGTTGTAGGCCGCTGAAAGAATAGCGGCGTCAGCAAGGATATTAGCAAACAGCCCATACTGCTGGTCGTTTGTACCGTGCTTCGGATTGCATTCAAGGTCATCGGCGTACATTACTGCACCTTAACGAACCTGCGCGTTGTAATGACAGTTTCCTCTTTCCAGTTTCCCGGAATATTCGGGATTCCCTCACCTTCAGTATTGGAGATAAGGATTTCATCAGTCCCAAGGAATTTCACAGCTTCGGAGAGGAAACTGAACAGGGCCTTTTCCACTTCAGGTCTGTTGCCGGTGTACCAGTCCTGTATCTGGAAAACACGGGCGCTGTACTGCATAGGCCGGTACGCAGTACCGGTGAGAAACCCGACAACATTATTATTGTCGTTATCGTCATAGGCGACAAAAATCTTCATATCCTTGTTTATCCAGAGCTGGGTAAACACATTGACATTGAGATTGAACGGCTTGTCGTCATAGGCCTTACGCTTGTTCTCCCATGCTTTGCCAAGCATGGGCCCCAGTACACGGCCCAGAGTATCAATGGCTTTGTTAAGGTCTATATCAGGTTCAAGAATGTCTACTCTCATAATCTGCTCCTGACAGCATAATATTAAAATACCCGGAACATGTCTATTTGGCGATTATAGCCGTTCCGAGTTCGGCAAACTCTACTGTCTCTGTACCTGTAAAGTACAGTCTGTAACTGAGGTGCCTTCCGCATTTGGGGAGTCTTACAGGCTTGTCGCCCGAGATAGTACGCTCATACACTGTATGGCCATGGTCATCTTCCACACGTACAAATGTCTGTACAGAACGGAGACGGAGCGCAGCAGGACTGTAGAACGAACGCTTGTTTATAGTCTCAGTACCGGGGCTGTACAGCTCTCTGCTCTTCCACTCAAACGGTCTGAACGTGTCGCTCTTATCCCAGAACCATACCGCGCTGTCCTGTAGGAACATCAGCTGTCCTGTATTGGTGGCCTGCATAGCTACAGGAGCATCGGAAATATTGGAAAGCTCCATGCCCCTGACATCCCCGTATGGATCACCGTCTATATCAAGGATGAAACTTGTCTCGTCTGTGACGATGAAAAGGTATCCGTTCCAGTACTCAAACCGTGCTGTCTCAGGAGCGAGCTGATGCCACTGTTCAGCAGTGAGCCATTTGGACGTCAGGATATGCCAGCGCGCGGACGGGTCAATCAGGATAACGCCGGGGTCGGACGAATAGATAAGGCCGAACGGTGTAATGATGGCGCTGTTGTAGTGCCCGCAGGATATATCCGGAAGCGGTCTGCCAATGTCAGTTACAGGGGTACACTTCGTATCGTCACAGCTGGATACGTCAATAATGTAGGGTGTCGTAGATGTCGTTACGTAGAGCTTCTGGTCAAGGCACTTCATATGAATGATACTGCTATCCAGAGTCAGCTCGTATTTAACAGGCCAGTTATAGGGCTGGAAGTTCTCCGAGAGGTACACCCTGTTAGCTACGGAACCGGCCAGACGGATGACACCTTCAACAGCCGTGATATTCTGAAGTCTGTCCGGCGGAGGTGTGACATCCACAGTATCAAGCGGCATGCCCAGCTTCTTTGTGAGAACCGTATCGGTATAGGATACGGACGGAAAATAGATAGTCGCTACGAACAGATAATCAGTAAGCGGGGTCTGGGTCTTGCCGTCTACAGGGCGGAAGCCGGTAGAGCTCCTGTACAGGTTGGCACTGACAATCCCATACCCGTCAGGCGGAAGTGATATACCAGTCACAGAAACAGAAGTTCCGTCAGCAACCATAACCAGATCGCTGGCAGGAGACGGGGCTGATTCTTCTCCCCACTGGTTAACCCATGTATACACATAGGAGCGGGTGTCTGAAGCCCGTCCGCACATCTCTTGTGCGGAAGCGTGAGGAGGTACAGGAGGGGTAGGAACCCCGAGCCTGTAGTAGGTCATAACACAGCAACTGCCGCGCACCATCACCTGCGGGCTGTCGCTGTTGCCTGTAATGTACAGCCTCTGCCATTCGGGAGAAAGCTCAGCTACGGAAACAACACTGTCCCATGTATACAGGCAGTGCCCGTACATATACAGAGATACGGCTGTGGAGGGTACGTCCTTGTACTTACAGAGCTCACGCCAAGGTTCGAGCTGTCCCCTGCGCAGGTTGACATTCAGTGCCAGTGTGGCCTGCGTGACAGTCAGACTATGCTCCGGAGTACGCGGGACAATACCGCCAAACTGTGTAATTGCTGTCTGCATTAGTAGGCCGTCACAACTTCAATGTCCATATAACCCACACCGTTCATGTTCCCGATAACCTGTACTGTATGATTACCGAGGCCGTAACGGGCTGTAGTCAGGGCTGTAAGTTCATTATACATGACTACATCAGTATCAACGGCTTTACCGTCAACATAGATAGTACCGCTGATAGGCGTAACCGTGGTCTTTCCGGAAGAGTCGCTTGTAGTCGGGCGCTTGCAGTCCCTGTACCGGATACGGAAAGAGCCGATACGGGCAAGGTCAAACGTTATAACATAGGCGTCTGATTTCGTTCCCGTGGGGAAACGCTTGGACGCATGGTCATAAACAAGTATCTCAGATGCCGATGTATCTACTATTTCAGTAAGCGTACCGGACTCTGTGAGAGTCACACGCTGTACGCCCATATACCTCTCACCGGGCGTTACTGATATTTTCTGTACAATATTCGTGACAAAGTTCTTGTCATCAAGGGTAACGTCAAAACCGCCGAGCCTGTACTCACCAGCACGGTTGAACATAGGGTCAGCGATATTGAGCGTGACAACACCCGTGGACGTGGCAAGGTCAGCCTGAATGTGCCCCTGACCAATAACGCCGTTGACCGTACTGACCGTGGAGGGAGCTGTATAACCAGTGAGATGCCCGTACCGGTCAAATGACATCCCGTTAATATAACCCTCGTATCCTTCCCCGGAGTGGGACACTTTAACAGGGTCTTCCCTTGTACCGGAACCGGACACATTGATACCGGAGTTGCCAGCGCTGACAACAAACGCTTCAGACGGGTCAGGGTTGGAGGATATAATCAGCGGGTCACGCTGGGTTCCTGTACCCTGTATCGCGATACCATCTCCAGCCTGAGCGCTGAGCGTGGTCAGAAGCGCCCCTGTTGTATCTTCCCGTGTCAGGTTTCCCGCCTGAGAGGAGATACTGACAGACCCCCCGCCGCCGCTGTCAGAGCAGGAACAGGGCTCGGGAGCGCAGGTAGGAGGATTATAAATGGGGAGCTGTTTGCCTTCCAGAGAAACGATACATCCGTTCTGTATGACAACACGGTCATACACACCGTCTGCGGGAGGGGTGCCTTTCTCCACACGGACGCATCCTTCACGGGAATACATCCTGCCCCCGAAAGGAAGACACATACTCCAGTCAGGACAGGCACCTTCCTCTTTCGCGGAAGTAATCTCTCCGTCACATTGAGGCGTGATTCTGGGGGTACAGTCAGACATTACATTACTCTCCCAAACTGCATATGGATACTTCCGCGCATTTTATGCGTTGCTGTCTCCATAGCGGCGGCTGATGTGCGTTTCTCAAACTCAGTCATATACGCCCGTCCCATCTGGATGTTTGTCCATGGCCGGGCCGGTATAAGCATTATATAAGCCCGCACACCCATAAGCAGAGTATCCAGCCAGTCAGTGTACAGGACGTCAGGAAGCTCACAGGCATCCTGTCCCGGCATAACGGCCAGCTCCGCAAGAAGACGTCCGGGGCTGTTCGGGTGTCTGACGTGCAGTACCTTCTCAAGGTCATCATACCAGACAATCTCCCTGCCGCAGGGAGTGCACCCCTGCGGCAGAGTGAAAGTCTCTCTGGCGTCATGTCCGCCGCAACAGCCGCACGGAATGATATATGAACGCAGGATACCGCATATCTCCAGACCATCCGGGGATTCCAGCCGGTATCTGGTGATACATGGTTCCAGATTAACTGCCGCGCGACGGCGTATCAGGTTGCCCTGACGGGCCATGTTTCTTGCGGCTTTCAGTAAGTAGAACTGGAAGAGCTGGGCGGGAAGAGTAGGATACTCAAACCGGAGCTCTTCCAGAAAACTATCGAGCGGTCTGGTTTTGAACGGCTCGTAAATTATCTGCGTCTCGCTCACGTTCTGCTTTCTCCTTCTCTCTGCGGTCTACAGCCCGTTTCAGCAGGTTGTCATGTGTAGTCAGGTGCGTTCCGGCTATGGTACTGATAGTGGGTGAGTTCTCGGAATCCATGATAAGCGCCCTGTAAAGCATCCACTGCTTGACAATAGCAACCATCTCATCCGGTACTGATTCACTAAGAGAACGTCCAGTCGGCATTGTGTAGCACTGCACAAGAACATACCGGTTCTGCCCCGGAGCAACCGGAGGCATGACTTTGAATCTGCTGATGTCTACTGAGCTTATGACATACGAGAAAGGCTCATCTGTCTCAGGGTTGATACAGTTTGGGTATACAGACCCCGGCCAGTTGAGCCTTTCATCATCATATGTACGGGTGAGATACCGGTACACTTCACCGGTCTCAGTACATTCCCCAACAATACGGATAATCTCGGAGCAGTCACAGACATTCTGCCAGTCACCGCCGGGCATGAGCCGCACAATTTTCTCTGTATGGAACAGGTCTTTAAGAAGGTAGCTGTCATTGATAAGCGCTTCAGAGAGATAGGACTGAAGCTGTGCAACAGACCAGCGTGTGTATTCATACCCCGGTTCCTGATCATTCAGGTCACGGGAGACATCCCCGATTATATCCTGTACTGTCATCAGAACTCCGCTTTCGACATCAGTTTTTCAATATCTTCATAAGGCACAGCCTCATCCCCGTACTGGTCAGACTGCGCAGGCTGATCCATCTTCTTCATGGTAGAACGGAACGAGCTCATACCCTCCTGCGCAATCTTATTCTGACGGGATGTAGCCTCATTAAGAGCGGCAGCCATGAGTTCCCTTTCATCCTCAGAACTGTCCTCCTGTACTTTGTCCTGCCATGCCGCAGGGTCAGTATTGCCCTGCTCATCACAGCATTCCAGTATATCCCTCTGCTCCGCAAGCATCGGGTTCCACGGGAGGATAATGCCGGTCTTTTTGTTCTTCAGACAGGGGGAATGCGCCAGCGGAGGTGTGGCGTTCTTAACCCCGAGATGTTCAAGAAAACCGGCCCGTTCTTCGGAATTGAGGTTGAACACAGTGGAAACGTCCTGATTCCCGACTGTAGTTGCGCTCTGATTCATGACTACCGCTCCTTATTATATACTACTTCGCCACGGAACTGGGCTTCTGTCCCTTGACAGACTTCTCCGTGGCAGGAGTGAAACCACCATGGACGCCCTGACTCCACTTGGTGCGCATGATAATACCACGCGCCTTGTCAGTACCGTTGGTCATGGTCAGGTCAATACTGTGGTCGCTTCCAACCTTCTTAAGCGGGAATTTCTTCCCGCCTTTCACGGTATCTTTGGAAGCCGGGCCCGTATAGGTACGCGCCATAACAAACCCCCTTAGCCAATCTGAGTACTGCCCTCAAAAGCCAGCAGCTTGGAAGAGAAGTACAGGGCAAACGTGGACTTCCACAGGGTGGCAATCTTATCAAGGTCGCCAGCGGCAACCTTGAAGCCGAGCATAACAGTACCGAAGGCGTCATCATAACCAGCAATGGGCTTTCCGGTAGCGTTGCGCTTAACGATGTTGTGACCGAAGGTAGCAAGCGGATCAGTAAGACGGGTGAACCCGTACAGCTTATCGCCGTCCTGCGGAGTACCGACAGGGAACTGGGTAATATTAGCCGCGGTCATGGCATCCGCAAATGCGGTCACATCCTTGTATTCCCACTCCTCGGTAGTGAAGTTCCAGACAGCACGTTTCGCAACGGGGGTGAGGTACACACCCTCGAGAGAAGCGTCAGTTTTAGTGACTTCGTAATACACGGAGTCCAGATAGGCACGCTGGGGAACCCAGTTGGTCAGAACCACATCACCCACGGCCTTAACGCCCTTAAGCAGGTTCTGCATCCAGCGATGGCCAACAGTATCATTCAGATTCGGAACCAGCGGGAATTGGAGGTTGAGGAACCCCTGACCCATAGCGGCATCAGCGTGAGAGTCAAAAGGCGGGGTAAACTCCGTATGGGGAGCGTCATAGGGCGGAGTAAATTCCGCGGACTGGCCATCACAGAACCAGCCTTTGAAATCAGGCATACCGCCACGGGCAAGATTAATAACTGCCATAATTCACTACTCCTACTAGTTAATAGGGTCGAAAGTCCAATAACCCATAGCGAGGGCTTCGGGATAGATAACTTCCGCACCCCAAGCGGCGAGGAACTGATACCGGATACCAAAGCTGTTCGGGTCGTTGGTAATCAGACGGGACTCAATGATGTTGCTGGCATAGGCAGTAGCGTCCTTGTTGCCAGCGATAATGTAGAAAGACAGAGAACCGGACTCGTCACGGCGAACCGGAACATGAATAGACTCAATGGGCTGGAAGCCAAAGAGCTCATGGTCCCACATACCGGAAACAATACCGCCGCACTTACAGCTCCATTCGGAGTTGGCATAATTGCTCATGGCAAGGTAGGTACGGAGGATAGGCGGCACGATAATAAACATACCGCCGTCAACCCAACGCTTCTGCTCAATCAGGGCACGCTGGAGATTGGCAAGCACCACAGGCAGATTCTCCGGGGTGACATGCACAGGATTACCCGGAGCGCCAAGGTTGATGTCATGGAGACGGCCAGCGGCGCTGAGAGAAGTAAGAGGGGAAACCTGAGCCATCATGCGGCCAAGAACGAAGCGCCTCTGCTCGTCAACATAAGACTGGTAGATAGCTTCAAGGAGCTTCTCTTCGTAATCAGCCCAGCGGTCACAGGCCTGTTTAACATCGAGAGAGTCAAACTTAATATCCTGATAAGAGGCGAAGCAAATCTGAAGACAGCGCGCTTCCGTAGTAACGGTATTGGGAACAAGCTGCTGGTTCTTTTGGTAAGACCGCATAGGCCCGACTTCCGGAGCGCGCATAAGCTGAATAATCTGGTTGCACTGCGTAACGGGCTCAAGAAGCTCAGAGTTGGTGATACGGGGAAGCCAGTCTTCCTCATAGATTTTGGAAAGGATAATATCGCTGTACCCAACTCGGGCAAGCGGGGTTGCTTCCATTCCGGTATAGCCGGACGCACTGGGAAACATAGGCATAAATTATTCTCCTAAGACATGGATGACAGACTTTCGACAGCTGCCTTGCGGGCTTCAGGAAGAAGTTTCCTGTACTCTTCAGCGGAAATCTGCCTCGTTTGAAACAGGTTGTTGAGTTCCCGCAGGGTGTAGCGGGTTGGAGTAGTCTGCGCCGCCGCAGGTGCGGCACCGGGAGCCACCTGCACGGGGGGTACAGTAGCAACACCCACAGCATTGTTACGACTCTGCTTGAACTGGTTCAGGAGGTCAATAACGTAGTCAGTATTGCCGTTGAGGTATTCCCGGCTGGCACGGGCGTCTCGGGTTTCAGAACTGAGACCGTCACGCTGGGCCATGAAGTTTCGGTACTCGGGAGTGTTGACCATCTGGGCAAAGTCAGGATGAGCGGCAAAAATACGGGCGTTGAGAAGGTCCTTGCGGGTATTCTCAAGCATCTGCTGATTATACCGGGTACGCTCCTCAAGCTCTTTTCTCTGCTGCTCAAGCTCTTTCTTGAGCGGCTCTGTCTGAGCCATAGCCAGATTGGTAGCGGATTCAACAATAGCCGTGTAATCCTCAGGGCTCACAGACTCCAGATTGTCAATGGCCTGCTGCTGGATGTCAGCCCTGATACTGGCCCTGCGCCTAAGGTCGTTAAGCTCATCAGCAGACTTCTGAAGGTCTGCCATCTTCTGCTGGTCAGCAGCAAGCTGCTGTCTGAGCTGGTCACGCTCATATGCCAGATTCTGGATAAGAGCAGGGTCATAGTAAGTGCCGGCATTCTGGGGCTGAGTAGCTACAGGCTGTACAGAAGCAGGCTGCTGTACAGGGGCAGACGGGGGATTAACCGGCTGCTGTACAGGAGCAGGCTGAACACCCGCAGGCTGTGCAGGGGCGGTCTGCTGGTCTGTCGTCTGAGTCGGAGGATTGGTTCCACCCGGCTCATTCTGTTTTCTGAATGCTTCGGCCCTTTCCTGATAGGGATTAGTGGGTACTTTGTCGAATCCTGACATAAACGCTCCTTATTATTCCATACCGTAAATCATTTCTTCCAAGGATCTGATTTCGTTAACCCTGCCAAGTTGCATGGCGGCGTTTTGCAGTTTATCGGGGTGCATCACGCCAGCCTTCGCGGCAAGGACAAAATCCGCTTCCAGTCCCTCACGAATATGCGCAAGGAACGCAAGGAGCGTTTCCTTGAGATACGCGTCTGACTTGAGCTGACGGGCAAGCTCACGGATAGGATTATTTTCCGCCTCGGGTGGGAACATACTTCACACCTGTAATGATTTCTTTCGCCGTTTTGCGCCCGGGATTGGGGGCCACAGTACCGGGACGGGAAGTGACAGACGGAGGCGGAGTCTGACGGGTAACGCGGTTTCCGCCGCAACGGGAACAAGCCATAACTATTCTCCCTTGTATCTTGTGTCCATAATAGCGGAGTATTCCTTACCCCGTACCGGACACGAACGAAGACTGGCGTCTTTCATAAGACGGTCAAAATTATAATCCTTGATGCCCCTCATAGGGTCAGCTGGCTGAGCCAGCGGATTGTTCTGAAGAGTCATCTTCGGGTCGGCGATTTTCGCCTCATAATTCCTGTTTGCCGAAAAGTCGATTATAACAGGCATAGCGTAATAACCTAGTAGTTGTAGTATTGTTTAAGGATAGAACGCATGTGATTGTGTCTGGTTACTTTTTCGGCTTTTTCAGCTGGCTTTTCTTTCCCTTCATGAATGGAGGGAGAGACTTTTTCGCCCCGCTTACTTTCGGTTTCTGACACTTTGCCATTCTTCTTCTCCTTAACTGCCATGATTATTACTCCTACTTATACAGCGGTACAACATACGAACCGAACCGGCCCCAGCCGGACGGCCTGCCAAGCAGGGCATCCCTGAGCCCAATAATAGTAGTGGGCACTTCCGGCCCGGAGATGGAATCCGGCTCGTCTCCTTCGACAGGAGCAAAGGCATCCTGTATAGCAGTCGCAAGACTCAGGAGCTGTTTGCTGTCAAGTCCGGAAATAGCGTCAGCTATTTTCTCGGCGGAAGCATCATCAATAGCTGTAAGCTCTTTGATGGTACAGGCAGTCAGCGTAGAGTTCTGTATATCAGAATTAGTGACCTGCGAATTGGTCAGTGTAGTTCTGTTGATAACGCCGTCTTCGGCGTATTTCGTTTCACCACAAGCATTACCCATTTGTATCTCCTAGAAAAAGAACAGGCTTTCAACCTGTGAGGGAATCTGACTGGCTCTGTACCAATCCGCATATACCTGAGCTACACCAACCGCCGTTGCATCATTAATATGCAGTCTATATGTACCCGGTACACCAATTATGCCAATATTACGGCAGGGGTCAAGCTGCCACGGGCGTCCGCAGGTTGAAACAAGTCCATCATTAATTAAATCAGCCTTTACATTGGCAAGGTCAAAAATGAAACCACAGCAACCCTTACAGGGAGTTACCTGTTCTTTTGTATATTCATGAACCAGACGTCTCACACATATAATCTGAGGTACAGTAAATTCCTCAGCTGACTGCCTGACTTTCTCATCCAGCAGACCAGTAGCAAACAACGTGACGCAGTAACCGGCAGGCACATTGAAAACACTGGAGTACATAGTGCGGTTGTTCTTCTGCCAGAGTTTGTTCATATGAGTCTCCCCAGAATAAATCCAATAATACCACCGTAAATCAGCCCTCTGACAGTGTTACAGCAGATACAGTCCGGCTGTTCAAACGGGAAAGTCCAATACTTGTACAGGAAATTATAAACCCTGTTTTCCGGCTTCGGGGTATCCGTGCCGTAATAGTACCCGTGGCAAAAGTTGATATTGTCACAGAACCATTTAACGAACCTGTACCCGCGTTCTCCGGGAGCGGGAGTCCATGGTTTAATAAGCCTCAACGTGCCCTCCTGTATCATGCGCAACACCAGCCCCGGCAGGAGAGTCCGGCGCGGGATTAGAGTTCGGCATCATACCGTTGCCCTGTCCGGCGCTCTGTCCGTTGCCCGCCTGTGGGGCCGCTCCCTGTACGGGAGCGTTCATCTGCTCAAGAACATCATCCGGAATATTCATCGCTCCGAAGAGTTTCTTTACAGCCCAGCCTACGACAGGGGTCAGATTAACAGCGCCGGAGAGGGAACCGCCTACAGCGCCTATAACCTGAAGCATCTCCATAGCGTTCTGCTTTTCCGTCTCTTTCTGGAGCAGGCCTTCCGCACCCTTGGTGACTATCTGTACGTCACCCTTTACGGATGAGTCGGACGCGTACAGCATGTTTATGTTGTACATGAGCTCACCGAGCGGGGCGAACACATTGTTGTCAATATTACCCACCGCCGCATGCAGGGCCCGTGTCGCGTTGCCCTGAAGAAGAGACATGCCGCGGAATGTGCGCATCGCGCCCGAGCCTACAGCCTCACCATGCAGAGCCGCCGGAATGTTCGTTACTCTGTCAGCCAGCTGGATAAACATCTCCAGAAGCTGTGAGTAAGCCGGAAGATTGGAGGGAATATTGAAAAACCTCAGGGCCGGATTGCTTCCGCCTGACGGGTCAGAATCAGAAAGATACATCGTTCCCGGTACAATAGTACCAAGGTCAGTATCCTTCATATATTTCATAAGCCGCCTGTAGTCGGCCTCGCACATAGGGGCAGAGGCGTTGGCGGCATTACGCATCAGATATATCAGACAGGAATGATACGCCCGTTCCACGTCACGGATACGCTGGGCGATACCGTCTCCGGCAATACGGTCGCCGCCGGTACGGTAGAAACTGGACGTGTAAATAGGACGGGTCTGCATGTGCGGGTCAGAGTTAACCTTGACCTGCAATACCTTGTACCCGGCCATAGAAATCTCGCAGTTATAAAACTCACTGCGGTCAAGACTGTGGAATCCGTACTCAGCCAGTTCCCGTCCGGACATGATACCGTAATGAGTCAGTACCTCAATGGGGGCAACGTTGGATGCCCACAGGGCAAGGTCTCTCTTTTCCGAATTGGGCTCTCTGGTCAGCCAGTTCAGATTGAACTCATCATTCGTATCTGCTTTCTTCAGCACATCCAGAACATTCTCAGATATGTAGGAGCTGAGCTTGCCCGCATCAAGAAGCTCCTTGCGTGTCCAGAGCGTGCGGGTAAACACACAGGTTCCCCGCTGGGTATCCGGACTGTCAGGAGAATAGGCAAAATCAAACGGAGATATGGAACGGAATACAGGGAGTACTTCCGTCTGTACTCTGGGTTTGTTCCTGCCCCACGTCAGACGGGGGCTTCTCGTAATATACGGGCCGGTAAAAATCGAGTAAGGATATACTGTGAAGTAATGGAGGAAGTCAGACAGCGCCCTATTAAACCCGCCTTCGGCACACTGGTCTTCCAGCAGGGACATCATCTCGTTAGCCGCTTTATTCGCTTCTTCCTTCTCATGACGCAGGAGAAGCTGTTTCCCACGGCGGATGAAATCAACCATCTGCGTACCGTCCTGAAAACGGTTCTCAAAGAACCCCTGTTTCAGGACGGTAAGAAGCATCTCACGTGACTCCGGAGAGATGCTCGGCCTCGGCGTAGCCATGATAACCCACGGGAGAGTCAATGTACTGCTGATAAGCGCGTCACTAAGGTAAGCATTCGCTATACCGGTCTTAAGCGCAGTAAGATTGACTATGGCGTTAACCCCGAGAGCGTCAGCTATCTGCTGGTCTGAACAGGACAAAACCCCGTTCTGCTGTTCCCAGCATTCACGGAGCACATCCCTGAGCCCTTTGCCGTTGACACGCTCGGTACTCTGCCACAGGACTGCGCCGTTCCATCTGCGGAGAACCTCTTTGCCCAGCCTGTCAGAGACATTGGAAGGAATATCCTCAATCTCCCTGAGCCAGTCTATACCATTGCTGTCTGTACTGGAAACAGTTTCGTCTGCCATTATTAGATAATCCTACGGAGAACATTTCTGCTCTCAGATAATTTACGGGCTACATCGGAAAGGTCGTCATCAGTGTAATCAATGCCCTTCTGTATAAGCAGGGCCGCGTACTGAAGAGCATCCTGATAATGGGACGCTTCGTTCTTTTCAGGCTGGGGGGTATACACCGTACCGATAGAACCACTGGCTCTCAGCCTCCTGTACCGGTACTCATGTGTAAACCCATTAATGATGTTCTTGCAGGATGGGCTTATAAGAAGACCGCCTGTATCAAGGTTGAGCATATGCTCCACAACCTGAATACGGGCCTTCGGGGAGTTTGTAATCTCAGTAACAGCAGGTATGCCAGCTTCCTCAAAACGCTGTCGGGGGGTAATGCCTGTCCATGAGTCCCTCTGGTTGGACGGGTCAATGGCCGCTACAACAGGATTCGTGTGATACTTGCCCCGGAGAAGCGGTATCAGCATGCCGTAAAGGAAGTTCTCAAACCCTTCGTTGTCAGCGAACAGCTCATCCAGTACGCACCATTTGCCGTCCTGATTCTGGAGTATAACCGCGGCAGGATGAATACCAGACTGGTCAACGCCAAGCACAACCTCATGAAACATCATGGGCGTGAGTTCATGGTCGGCGATATGGCGGGAGGGGGAGAAGTTGGAGAATACTGGCTTGCCTTCCACAACAGGGACGTCAAGGAGGCAATACTGATTCTCTACAACATCAACACGCCCGTTCTTGAGCAGGGTCTGTATCTGGTTGCGGTAGTACCGCATGCCCCGCTCTTCAGGCGTCATATCCTCAGGGTCGCCTTCTTCCTTGGCACCCAGATTACGGAGATTCTCCGCATCGGGATTTACATCAAAATACTTCTTCCCGTTCTCATCGAACCGGCGCAGAGCCGCAGGGGGCTGTTTCACAACAAGCCAGTTCGGCTCAGGGTTCTTCATGTACACATCCAGCCATGAGTCGTGCTCAGGCTGGTTGAAGTCCATGATAATCCCACCCCAGTTTACGCCACCCAAATCCTGTGAAGGGAAACGCCCGATACGGGTCTGTACGGCGGCAAAGACTTCCGGTGAAACACCGGTTGCTTCGTTTATCCACGCAAACGTCCAGTTAGCGGAGAGAATCTTACTACAGTCCTCAGGGCCTTTCAGAGCAAACAGGTTAAGCTCCAGATTGACCGTAGTGCCATCCTGTAAAGGGATAAGGTAGACACCCCGAAGAGGAGCTACTGCGCCAGTAATATCACCGCATTCCCGGGGCAGTACCTCAAGAAGGGACTTGCGGGTCATGGAGGTGAGTTCAGGATACGTGGAACGGATAACACCAACACGGGAGTAACGCATTCCGTCCTTGGCTACAGGCTGAGCACAGGCATAGTAAAGAATGTCCATGGCGCAACAGCAGGACTTGCCACTGCCGTAAGGGCCGCAGAGCATCTTTACATACTTATCAGACTCATGAAATCTCAGACCTGTAGGGGATGGAACGTAGTTAAACATTCGCGCTCCTGAGGTGGTCGAGCTTATGGTTCTTCATCCCCTCCGGTACAGGGATGGCCACACCTACATTAACCTGTGTATTAACTACCTGCTGTTCTGTATTCATGGAACCGGAGACTTTATAAAGAAGTTCAAGGAGCTTCAATGCTTCAGCGGGTTTCATGTTCTCATTCACCGCGTCCCGGAAGAGCTTTTCCGCAAGCGCCTGTGAGAGCGTCCCCGCTCTGTACATAGACCCGGCTCTGCTTCCCTTGGCTCTGAGCTGTTCCAGCGAGTTCCTGTACATGTCCTGAAATTCAGGAACAATAAGAATCTTCTGGAGGTCTTTTTCCGATATATTATAGGTATTATAGATAGTGTCAAGTTCCGTAATGGGTGTATCCGGAACCTGCATAACGGCAAGGTCCTGAGCAAGAGAAGCCCAGCGATACTGCGCTAACATAATTACCTATCCGCCACTACTGTATATTTTTTGGGGTATCTGTTTTCCACTGTGCATCCAGAGGGTACATGAATTACACGCCGCGTGGTTGCTGTCATATCCGGAACCTTACTGAATGATGGATAGTAATACCAAGGGATACAATTATCCAAATACAGGTCCATAGCGCCTAACGAAGACCCATCGACATCAAAAAGATGTAATATATTTTCTAACTTGGTACAACCAGAGAAAGTGTGTGACGGCAGCGTTTTAAGTTTGGGTGCCTTATCCAGAAAATAGTCAGTATCTTCCAAAGCTGTACAGTTCTGCCACGTGTAATCGCCTATCGACTCCAGCTCCGGGGTACCATCGAAATTATGCCCGCAACTTCTAATACCTGTGCAATTAGCGAAAGTTCTGGCTCCTACACTCTTGGTAGCGGACAAATTATTGAAAGTGTATGTACTACCTAAGTCGGTTATCCCAGAGCAGCCATTAAATGTATCATCGCCAAAAATCGGGATAACAGCACCAGCGAAACAGTAGCCAGCTTCTGAAAGCCCCATACAACCAGTGAAAATTCTGCTACCAGAGTAGGATGCTTTCGCGCCTTCAAACGTCCTTGTTGCGTCAGTTATTGTAACCATCCCCTCAAACAGCCCATCGGGTATATAGTCAAGAACGCTATCCATGAATATATTTGAAATATTCGATAATCTGGATAAGTTCTTGAACAATCCGGCTGGTATATGTAACGGCCCCCCTTTTATACCATAGAATGTATAAGCTAGGTTTGTTATAAAGTCAGCATTACTATCGAATAAATTTGAGGGGATAGTCTGTAGATAGTCGTCCTCGTGAAAAGTATGTGAATATCCATCTCCCATAGAGGGAAGTCTTGGAAATGGGTCAAGCACCTCAACGATATTTTTATGTCCACCGGCTAATAAAAGCGCCGTAGTAAAATTATCCGATGAGTAATGGGATATAACATAATCGCCATCGCTGGCGTAAGTATGAGAGGCTATGTCTTTTGATACAGTATGAGTACCATCGCCCCAGTCGGTAAGAATGGGATAGCTACTGGAGTTGCTCCTCATATAGTTAGTCATCGTAAGGTTGGAAGTACCCCCAGCCTTAGTGTCAACACGTATTCTCCATGGCCCTGTCCAACGCCTGCCGCCAAGAAATGTACGCTGTACTATCATTCGTATACTCCAAAAATTTCATCCAAAAACTTGTGAGAGTTCTTATTTCCAGCGACCTGTGGCAAGCCACCCTGTACAAACAGTAGAGCTGGATTTAATCAGCGTACCGATTGAAAAAGCAGTATTGCTCACCCAGCCAACGTCTGCAAGTGCGCGCTCCATATTAGTATCATGCGTTGTATAAACAGTATCGGTGCCACTTTTGAACGCCTGTGGAAAGTAGACTCTTTTATTGGTAGCTGTAGCAGGTCCATTGAGCGTGGCCGTTCCCCAGCACAGCTGAATCCCATTGCTATATCTTACATACCCATCCCCACTTTCGACCACAGCCTCACGGTTAGTTGCAAAGACAGCACATACAGAATGAACCAAACCAAGAAATACCCTTTTAACAAAATCGAACATAGAAACTCCTATTTCCAGTATCTTATAGCGAACCAGTTTATTTCACCAACAGCTGCCGCCAAGAAATATACGCTGTACTATCATTCATATGCTCCGAAAATTTCATCCAGAAACTTATGAAACTCCTGATATTCCTTCTCTTCCTCTTCCTCTTCATCGGGGACATCAGAAGATTGTCCTGTAAGGGAGGAAAAAGGGAAATCCTGATTATCCGGATTGTCCATGCTAGTCCTCGGATATTAGAGTATAGTTGTCAGTGAAGGGAACATTGTATGTACGGACAAACAGAGGGTTGAGGCCGGAACCAATAACCATAATGCAAGTACCATCCCCCCAGTCAACAATCATTGTGTCCGTATCTGTACTGCTACCCGGCATCATCCTCTGTATTCCCCTATAGCACAGTGTAACCAGCGTGCTAATCAGCCAGATTAATTTTCTCAATTTTGCCCCGTATCTCAAGGATGTCAAGGTACTTCCGCATTGTATCGGCCTGCATTCTCAGGAGGCACAAAGGACAGTTCGGTGTGAACGTGAGCGTGCCAGCTTCATATTTGGTTATCATAGCCGACAGTCTCTCGTACCGCCCATGCAGTTGTTTGTATTCATCGACCACTCTCTGCCTCCAATCTTCCATTATATCCTCCTTTCTGGGCTTTTTCTTGTCTACTCGTCAGCGTCAAGCATTGCCTGCACAGAGGCTCTCCAACGGGTGGGAACCTCATCAATAGTCATGCGTCCGCTCTTAATCATTCTATAGTAAATTTTAGCCATTGTTCTTTTCCTCCAGTTTAGCAATACGCTGTTCTAGTTCAGCCGCATAGGCAGCAAGGTCAAGAACAGCAGCATCGGATTCTTCTTTGTCGGAGGCAGAAGTCACACCCAGTTCAGCAACTGCGGCTTCAAGGTCTGGGACTCTGGATGCTTCGGCTTCTGCCTGTTTACGACGACTCTCCTGCTCGGCTAGCTCCTCAGGTGTGGGTTTTGGTGTTTCGACAATTTGAAATCGACGGTGACCATTTTCGGGCGTGATTTCCTTGATATAGTATGTGTCACTATCATTACACCACTTAGCGGCTTCGGGCGGGTACTCACCGATGAAAATTTGGTTGCTAGTGAAAATTTGGTTGCTAGTAAAAGTCATATATATGCTCCTTATTTCCAATAACCAATCGCCAGCCAGTTAAAAGCGATAGTAGCCTCATCAGCAGAACCATAGGACACCCAGGTCCTGATAGTCCCTGTAGTCGTCGTGCTGATTGTTGTCGCGTTGTATCGCCCCCAGTTATAGGCGCCGTTGCTAGGGGAGCAGAATACATGCGGACGTGTCTTAAACGACTTAGCGAAAGTGAAAGTTTTACTCGAATTGTTTCCCCCGCTAAACGTCCCCGACCAGCCCCAGCATATCTGCAGCCCACTGGGATACCGGATATACCCGTACTGGTTACCGTCTTCCTTATCAACAACGCATTCCGGCTCGTACCCGCCTACAGTGACGCCACCCGTGAAGGTCTTGTCGCCCGTAATGGTTTCGTCACCTTCTGTATGGACGTTTTTACCATGCAGGAGTTTTATGTATCTAACAAGCAAATCAATAACAGATTGAATAGTAGCCATATATCCCCTCTCTTTACTTCCACCATCCGATTGCAAGCCAGCATTCAGCCACCAGTCTGTGGATCATGTGCCTGCGGACTCTACGTTCTCCATCCAGAATGGCTTCCTTTTTCGCCTTAAGTACAGCAGTTTTAACGGCTAAATCAATAACTTGTTACAGAGTATGATTATTCATCCAGTGTGCCTCCTGCCTCTATGTATGCCGCGCTAATGGCCGCATATGCGTCATCAATCTGCTTCTGAAAAGCATTATCAGCGGCCTCTCTGGCAGAAGCCTCACTGGCTATATTATTCTGAAGAGTAGTATCAGCGGCCTTTCTGGCGGATACCTCATCAGTAGCACTCTTCTGAATAGCCGTATCAGCAGTCGCTCTGGAGGAAGCCTCACTGGCTATATTATTCTGAAGAGTAGTATCAGCGGCCTCTCTGGCAGAAGCCCCACTGGCTATATTATTCTGAAGAGTAGTATCAGCGGCCTTTCTGGCAGAAACCTCATCAGTAATACTCAGGCGAAGAGCAGTATCAGCAGTCGCTCTGACACTCTCCTCAGCGGCAATACGATTAGTCAGAGAGACAACCGTATCCTCACGGGCGAGAGGCACACCACCGGTAACACCATTCTGTGCTACAACGGTATATTTCTCTGTATCAACGGTAATCTCCCCAACAGGGCCAGCGTAATCACTGTGCTGTTGTGTCGTACCCCTGTACAGCTGTATAGGCTTCTTCGTATTTCTCATTCTAAAGACCTATAGCGTATAATGGATAGGAGCAGATGAACCCGGCCCCTATCCATTATGTATCTATCCAGCGTTGTAAATAGCTACAGTACCATACCATGTAGTACCATTCGGTGTCATAAAAGTCAGAACGTCCACACCGGAAGCGGTAAGCTCCGGTGCGGCGGCATCTGTCCATTTCACCGAGGCCGGCCACGTAATCGTAGCAGACCCGCCGTTAGTGATAATGAGGTTAAACGTAGCCGCACGCCCAGAAGGAGCGTTGGTAAAAGTAAACACCGTATCAGCGGAAACAGTCTTGCTGAAAACAACGCCTTTGGAAAGGTCAATCTCCGAAGTCGTTAAATCCGCAGAAGTGCCATAAGGACCCTGAAGGAACGTCTTCACATCCTCAATGGTCTCATTATTGCGGATATGCACAACAAGGTCATCACTGGCCTTACTGGCGGCAAGGTCATAAGCGGCCTTGACTGCTTTGGGCGTAGCCGCCGTACCGCCAGTAGCGGCATCAAGCTCACTGTCCACAGCGTCAGAAAGCATGTTGTTGCCGGATACAATGTTAGTAGCCGTGGGGTCAGCAAGGGCACTTTTCAGAGCGGTTGTATCAAGCGTCAGGTCAAGACCATCAGCGTCATCAAGAGTCGTGGAAGACTTACCATCTACTTTAATGTAGGTGTCGCCTTTGACAACATATGTCTTCTTAACCGCCCCATCGACCGCGGTCTTAACCGCTTTAGGAGTAGCCGCCGTACCGCCAGTAGCGGCATCAAGCGGACTGTCCACAGCGTCCGAGAGTTTCAGATTTCCCGCTACTGCGTCAGTACCGGAGGGGTCTGCAAGCAGATTCCTAAGCGCCGCTGTATCCAAAGACAGGGCAAGAGTCCTACTGCCAATAGTCGTGCTCCTGCTCCCATTAGCAAGCACGTATCCATCACCGGTGACAGTATGGTCCTCCTTCACAAGAGGATACCCGCCGGCCTTCACCCCGTCATGCACAACGAGCGTGTTTTTCGTTGTATCGACAGTGCACTCACCCGCGGGCCCTGTATAGCCTGAATGCTGGGCTGTCGTGCCTCTATAGAACTGAATAGGCTGTTTAGTGTTTCTGGACATCAGTAGCCACCCTCCTTAATCCATCGTACCAAAATCATAGGGGAAATAAGCCTTTCCGTCTACACCATTGGCAAGAGCATTCCCTGCCTGCGTGGAAACATTGAACGCGTCAACCGAAAGATAAATATCCCCGGAACTATCCGTCCTGATAGTATTGTCCGACAGCGTGGAGACCAGCGAGGCAGTATCAACCGCCAGCGCGCCGTCAGAATAGGTCAGACCGCCCTTATCCTTGATACGGGTAGAAACAGTCGTCCCGCTGACAGTAATACCATTGCCGCCAGTATAATTGACACGAAGGGCGTCAACGTTAACATAGGTGTCCTTCGTGGAGCCATCGCTGAGCGTAAAGGTGAATTTCAGGTAGGTTCCTTCCGCCTGACCTTCAGGATTAGTGACAAGCTGAGCATCCTTCAGAATGGCACCTTCGCCAGACGGAATAGCTACGGACGAAACAACCTGATTGTTGTGGCCAACGACAGTAAGCGTTCCGGTAGCTTCATTAAAGGAAAGCGTGAAACCAGAGGCAAGTTTGCCGGAGTCGTTAACGTAGAGAATTTTGTCCGTGGGGGAAACAAGATCAGAAGCGGAGTTCTTAGTCACATACAGACCGCCGTCAAACGTGGCCTGAAGAGCGTTGTTCGGAACCTGACTGATAAGGTCAGACGGGCAAAGAGAGAGCTTGTTGTCAATATTGACCCTGAGAAGGTTGCACTTCTCAGAGGAAACAAGCCCCTCAGCAGTCACCTTAAGAGCGCCAGACTTATCCTGTACAAGAAGGTTATCAGCGTCATTAGACCTGATAGCCCCGGCAGTAACAATGAGTTTGCCGGAGCTGTCCTTGTCGATAAGGTTCAGGCTGTCAGTAGAGCGGAGCGAATCAGCAGAAGCGTAAGCTCCACCATCAGAACCAGCCGTAATCAGGTTCCCGCTGTCTGTGGAAACAACCCTGATAAAGGAGTTCACATAGTCGCGAAGAACGCTCTTATCGAGGGAAATCTTCCCCTTATCGGTAACGTCAAGAAGGTTGTCTCTGGAATCATCCGTAAGGTTACTGCCGCTGGTATACAGCCCACTGTCAGAACCGAGGACAATGGCATTGTTGGCATCCTTGGAGAGAAGCGCCGCGGCCAGACCAAGATGCAGAAGGTCTTCCTTCGTCAGGATTACCTTATCATCAACAGGGGAGATACGAAGGATATTCTCATCCGCATTGGAAAGAACGTCATTGCCGCCAGTATAAAAGCCCCCATCAGAACCTTTACGCGTGTAGTTCCCTTTATCTCCGGAAACCGCAGCTTCCTTCGGGAGCGTTACAGCCAGCTTGCCGTCTGAACCAATATCCAGACCGTTGCCGTCATCGGACGAAACAAGCAGGGGGGCAACACCGCTGGAAGCCACATCACCAGCCGTAAGTGTGATTTTACTCTCACTGTTCGTGTGCAGAATGTTAGTATCGCTGGTGGAAAGAATGTTCCTGCCACTGACGTAATACTTACCATCACTGCCATAAGTAAGATAGTTGCCAGTCTCAGCGGAAATACCAACACGCGTTACAGCAAGTTTGCCGTCAGAACCCGTATGCAGTACATTATCTTTCTCGGAAGAGATAAATTTTGCCAGTACACTGCCGTCTACAAGGTCACTGGCAGTCAGGATAACCCGACCGTCTGAAGAAGTATGAAGCAGATTCGTGTCCAGATTGGACAGAACATCACTGGCACCGACAAAGAAATTGCCGTCATTCCCGTATCTGAGATAGTTGAAACGGTCTTTGGAAACTTCAGGAATGACCGGAATGTCTACAAACAGCCCGCCGTCAGGAGCAATTTTAATGGCATTATCACTGGCGGGGGATTTAATATCATTTACCGATACGCCAAGACCATCATCACTGGTCTTAAGAACATTGCCTTCTGCCTTGGAAACCGGCACAGACGCAGGAGTAAGCTGGTCTCCCTCCTGCGCGGGCTTATGAGTTTTCTCATCATAGAGAAAAACAGGATTGAAATAACTCATGAACTCTCCTAACACATAAAATATTGTGCTATAAGCGTAAGAACTGCCCCAACAACCGTACAGATAATCCCCATAACCCAGCGTCCGACACGAAGAGATGTTACTACTTCAGTACGCCACAGCTCTATATCGGAAATCCTTGATTCCAATGAGCTGTAACTGCGGACACTCTGGGACAGGACATCATCCAGCTTGTGTGTGAACACAACTATCTGCTCCTGCATTTTCCCAAGAGCGTCAGCTAAAGCCTCCCTGCTCCTCACGTCATCATCCCGCATCTGACGCAGAAAACTCAGGGCGGCTTTCAGTTCGCCCAACTGCTCCAACACACGACTCTCGTTACTTTCTTCCTGCATTGCGGGCCTGACCAAAGTTACAGGCTACCCAGCTGAGCACACTGTAAAGCGCCTTGTAAACCTTGGACGAGTCCTCTTTGGGCGCCGGGATAACAGTAGCAATAGCGGAGAAAACACCAATCACAGCAAACAGCAGACTGGCATATTTGTCAGAACTGTTAGCGTTAAGATAAGCAAGCAATGTATCAAACATTATTCAAAATCCTTCCGTTCCAATAGAGTATATGTAAACACCGGCCCATACAGAACAGCGGAATACTCACATATCCGCATGAAGTCATCGAAGTCTTTCTCAACGGCAAAGACCTGACACCCCGCACTCCAGCGGTCTACCTGTACTGACTTTCTCCCGGCTTTGTGAATGTTGATGCCAAACATACCCGTCTCGGTTCTGCCAGCATCAATCTTATGGTCTTTATTGTTATCGCGGTAAACAGTAACAGGCTTATACTGCACAAGAGCCTTGTACTGGCCCTTGTGCCGTCCTATCGTGAACGCCCCCCTGTACTGACCGGGTACAAGCACAGCCGTACCTTTGCCATTACAAGGATGCTCAGCATAATAACGCCCCGGGTCTGTCGTTATACGCCAGTACCTCGTGACCCATCCGTATACATTCCGGTATATACAGCACAGTGTATCATCAAAGGCATTCGTAATAAGCTGGTTATTGCGTATGCCTATGATGTTGAGATTGTTGCACCCCTTATCGAAAAAGGCGTAACCCTTTTTCTTCATCACCCTTACTATATCTTCTCTGTCTGGAATAAACATAATCCCCCCGTGTAATAGCTACATATCATAAGACGTAACTGCCTGCAATTTCACTTGACAAGCCTTAAATATTTACCTTATAGTTGCCCCAGATAACCATAGCACAGTCTTACGACCCTCCACCACCTAGAAGCCCCCGCGGAAGTAACATTCCGCGGGGGCTTCACCTTATTCTCTCGTAATGTCAAAACTGTATGCCAGAATACCGTTATCATCCTTATAGTCAGCTGCTTTCACTCTATACCCGGCGTTGTGGAAAATCTCCTGTGATACAGAAGCCTTCGCGTAATCTCCTACAACAATAACACGGGTAATCCCCGACTCAATCAGCAGTCCGGTACAGGACGGACAGGGGAACGCTGTTACGAACGCTGTACACCCTGCCACGCTCAGCCCTGTCATCGCGGCGTGCGCTATCGCGTCTGCTTCCGCATGCAGAGCGTGACACAGGTCCAGCCTGTCACCGGAAGCGTACTTCTCCCGCGGACAGACAGGACACGCATCCCCGGGATAAGGGTTATGATTATACCCGCAGGAGATAATCATCCCATCCGGACGGGCGATAACGCACCCTACCCGGCGTCTGCAACAGTTTGAGTTAAGCGCGATATAGTTAAGAACCCTCAGCGGGTGCTTTATGCTCTCCTGAAGCGGCATATTCATAACCCCCCAGCTCTCCGAATATAGCGGCGTAGTCCTTACTGCGAAGCAGGTCACAATACCTGTCTATGTTCTGAATGACATAATCAACGCCAAACTCATAGGCAACGTCGAATATTACAGCCTGCTCCTGCCAGCTCATGCGGGTGAACGTCTTATAATCCTGTAATTCATTCCACCTCGGGGCAAGAACAGTACAGCAGTACTCCTCAACCATGATACGGGTCAGCAGAAACGCCTGTTCCGGAGTAACCGAGAAAGGCCTGTTCCTGAGCCAGCACATAGCATCCCCGCCCACATGAGCGGTATAACGTGACAGCTTCCGCAAAAGGTCTTCAGGGACACCAAGCCTCTTAAGCTCAATGGCCCTGTACGCTCCAAGGTCAAACCCGGCCCCAATCTGTATGCCTTTCTCCGGGTCTATGGGAGTAACGTCAGCAATACTTGTCGTGCCGTAATAAATGACCCGCTTATGACTGCCATCATTCCTGTAGCAGGGGATGTAGCCCCGCAGGGAATACCCGCAGAGCTCCCCCCTGCCAGCAAGATGACGGGCTATCTTATCTGTCTCTACCTTCACGCCCGTCTCCTTCAACCCCATGCCGCACCCTGTCTCTCTCCTCCGCGCGCTTGGCATCATTCCACGTGCTGAGGTCTCCGGTCAGGTAGCCCGTCACACGCCTGATACGCTCGAAATGAATGCCGTCACCAATCATGCCTGAATCTCTGGTCTCTTCCATAATAACCTCCTAAAGGATGTTCTTCTTAATCTGGCGGAGCTTCTCTTCACTTACAGCCTCGCCGTCATGACGTCCGCACAAGGGGCAGGTGTCACCAATCACTCCTGTATATCCGCATACAGGGTCACGGTCTACAGGATGGTTAACGGCTCCGTAACCTATACCGGAGTCGTGCATACACTTTACAACGCTCATAACAGCCTCCGGATTCTTCGCCGTATCGCCGTCAAGCTCAACGTAAGTGATATGCCCGCCGTTCTCAAGCTCATGGAAAGGAGCCTCGAGCTTAATCTTCCTGTACGCTGAGATGTGGAAATTCACAGGAATGTGATGACTGTTCGTGTAGTATTCCTTATCCGTCACGCCGGGGATTACCCCGTACTCACTCCTGTCCGCTCTGAGGAACGCTCCGGCCGTGCTCTCCGCGGGAGACCCGATAAGCGAGAAATTAAGGTCATACTTCTCACACGCCAGATCGGCCCTCAGACGCAGGTGTCTGACAATATCAAGCCCGAGCTGTTCCGCTTCATCAGTCTCTCCATGATGATGCCCCGTGAGAGCGACAAGCGCCTCAGCAAGCCCGACAAAGCCAATACCCAGCGTGCCATGCCTTACGGCCTTCTCCACGGTATCATCAGGGCCAAGGTCACGGCTGTCTTCGTACAGCCCCTGACCCATAAGGAAAGGAAGGTTCCTCACCCTGAGCGATGCCTGAATCTTATACCGCGACACGAGCTGTTCAATTACTTTGTCAGTAATATAGTCAAGCTCGGAGAAGAAACAATCCGTTCCTTTGCCTCTGGTCATGAGCGCTATGCGGGGCAGATTAATGCTCGTAAACGACAGGTTCCCCCGTCCGGGGGTTATGTCCTTACCAAACCTGTCAGCCATGACACGGGTGCGGCACCCCATGGTAGCCACTTCCGTCTCAATATGACCCGGACGGTAATACTGAAGATTGAAAGGAGCGTCCAGAAATTCCCAGTTCGGGAACAGCCGTTTAGCCGATACTTTAACGGACAGCTCAAACAAGTCACGGTTAGGGTCTCCGTAATCATAATTAACCCCCGCCTTAACCTTGAAGACCTGTACAGGGAAGATAGGCGTCTCACCATGGCCAAGGCCCGCGTCTGTAGCATGCAGGATGCACGAGATAACCATCCTCTGCTCAAAAGTCGTACCTGTACCATAGTTGATAGAGGAGAACGGAACCTGCGCCCCCGCGCGTGAGGCCATGGTATTGAGGTTATGAATCAGCGCCTCCATGGCCTGATAGGTCTCACGCCATGTCATTTCAACCGCTTTGTTGAAATCATTGCTGTACTCTGCGTAGTACCTGTCAAACGTCATCTTTACATAAGGCGCCAGCGCATACTCAAAGTCCGGTATACTCTGCCCGCCGAACATGTCATTCTGGTTGGACTGGAGCACAATACACGCCAGCGCCGCCGCTGTACGAATCCCTTTCGGCTGACGCACCGAACCGTGCCCCGTACTGAAACCCCTCTTCAGAATGTCTGAGAGAGGAATCTGAAGACAGTTAATGGACGTCCCATAGAAATCAAGGTCATGAATGTGGATAATCCCTTTCCTGTGGAGTTCCGCCGTCTCGTGGGGGATAATATCAGGATTACTGAGGTAGTAATATTTGGACGCCTCGGAGCCGATACGGAGCATACGGCCCATAGGCGTCCCGCCCCTGACATTGGCGTTCTCTCTCATAATATCCATACAGGACGGGTCAGATGAGAGAATGCGTCCGAAGTGCCTGTATATCTTTTCCTTGCGTTCCCGTACTACTGACCTCTCATTCCTGTACTTCTCATACACAGCCCTAAGCTCAGGGTCGCGTTCCTTCAGATAGTCCAGTATACAGGTCTGAATGTCCTCAACAGACAGCGTTTCCTGTCCTTCCGCGTACCTGCCAACCCTGTTGCAGACCTCAGTGGCATACTCCGAAGAGTGGTCATCCACGCGGTTCATCGCCCGTTCGGCTGAGTAAACAGCGCCAATTATCTTCTCGGGCCTGAAATCATCAAGCCTGCCATCCCGTTTAATAACCTGAAATTTGAAATTCATATAATCTCCAGAATACAGATATACCACAGACCGCAAATCAGGGCCATTGTCAGCCAGAATATTACTTTGACATCCACGCCAGAGAACAATAACACTGAAATCCCTACAACAAAAATATAATGGTGATAACACACGCCGTAGTGAAATCGTCAGACGGCAGTTGTGATATACTCCCAATTATTTCCATAGTTACAATCCTTCAGAAGGTTATTTTGCCAGCCATGCCAGTAATGATAGTAATAGCGCTAAAACCGTTGTGAGTAGAAATATAATAGTGACAACGCATGCCATAACAAAATCGTCAGACGGCAGCTGCGCTACCTTACGCATGAGTATGCTCTTAAATGTTTCCATAGCTACAATCCTTTCTTCCGTATAATAGAAAGAAGATGAACGTTGCAGTGACGGCACATCTTCCGGCACAGCGTCTCCCAGCCGCGCTCGGCTTCTGTATCGTCACCGTCAACACTCTCAGGGCCGGACATCCCGCAGGAGGGGCAGGCGACAGTCCGCCCGCCCCCATCAGTATCCGCCAGATAAACCCCGGGGCACCCGCAGTACGGACAGGAGTGCATTACTTCCGCAGCTCGTCCGTAGAGTCGAATACCGGCTTCCCAAATGCCTCAGCAGTGATACGCTGTACACAGCAGAGCATGTCCTCCCTCCACCCCGGCAGAAACAGAATCCCATCGCTGTCGCTCATTGTGGCGTAGTCCTCAGAGAGCCGGTACAGGGCGGCATCGTAATTGGCCGGCTTCAGCCCCCTGAAGCGGGTATTAGCGACCCTGTACCCCATATCGGTGAGTTCATTATAAGCCTTATCCCACTCAGTCCTTAACTGCTCATACGTTTTCCCCGTCATAGGCTGTATGATCATAACCTTCTTCATCACCCTTTCTCCAGTCCATGCGGCAGAACCGCCATGCCACGCACAGGAGATCAAACGCCTCATCCATGACGCGCGCCTCCCCCTCGCCCTTATTGAGGGCCTGACAGAGCTCTCCGTACTCCTCCCCGATGACTCCCACGCCCTGATAGATCCCATCGGCGAAATCGGGGTGTTTTTCCTTTGCCTTGGCAAGACGGGCTATGAGAGCAAAAAGCACTTTCCCGTCCATGCTCAGACTTTCCTGCTTATCCTCATCGGTAATATTGATTATTATACGGCTATCCATCCTAACCCTCCTTACCTGTATCCCACATAGAGCACTCCGCTCCGCAGGCGGCGTATCCCGCCATATCAACCCATGAATCCTCTTTCGCCTTACCGTTCCTGACTCTTGCCACTTTCAGCAGAATCATCATGGCGGCAACATCAGCGGAGCTCAGACTCACCGCGGTATAGTCTGTCCAGAGTCTCGCAATCAGAGCGAAACAATCCTCTGGTTCCCCGTACTGACTGTTGCGGTCTTTCATAACAATTTCCTCTGCTGTATGAAGGCATTCGGCTCTGGTCATTATAAATCTCCTAATGGCTGAAAAGAGAAACTGTGTAAGGTTCCGTATCCACATCAGAATAGGAACTCACAGAATCGCCGCGGATACGGGCCCAGCATTTCGGACACCGGTAGTCGTTGGTTGGCTTCCCGCAGTCATGGCATTTGCGGCTGTAAACGGAACTGCCGTTGTGGCGGAACCGCTTCCTGCCTTCCTGTCCTTCCCACTCTTCATCGTAATAGTATCTATAGTAACTGCTTCTCGGTTTCATAATAAACCCCCGAAGTATTATTTGTCGTATTCAAGACGGATACTCGGAGAGGCTTTGAACACAAGAATCTCACGCTCCGGAATCCTGTACTTGGCACCGGTACGGGGGTTGCGGCCCATACGGGACGCTCTGCGCCTCAGGCGGAACGTTCCATAGCCGCGGATAAGAACCACGTAACCTTCAAGGCAGAAGTTGTAAATACGCCTGAACAGGTCAGGGTCATCAGTAATCTTGGATATGGCGATACGTTTCTGCATCCTGTACTCCTCCATTTGGAAATGTTGTTGAAACTGTGCAGCATAATAAAAAATTAGTCAAGACTTTTCTGGATAAATATGGGGGGCCTGTCCAATATGGGCGGGGGGACCGAGATGTGTCCGCACATATATAAGGTCTACTCTTGCGAGCGAAGCGAGCCGGCCGTCCAAAGGCCCCTGCCCCCTAATAGTAATTGTTATCATTAGCGATATTAATAGTAATGATAACTGTTTTCATTCCGATTCATATCAATAATAGTTATTGTTATTACGTCACCACCCGCCCGCCGCCCGCCGCCCTGCCTGCCACCGCCCGCCGCCCTGCCTGCCACCGCCCGCCGCCCTGCCTGCCACCGCCCGCCGCCCCATTCGGCAGCCAAACGATATAGGTCAAAAAAAGTTGGTAAAAGTCCAAAAAAGTTGTTGACCTTCTTCTGGGATAAGCGTATAAGGTATCTATCGAGAGGGTGATAGGCACCCTCCACATACTGGAACGCTAACTGGAGGTAGGATAAAGACAAAAAAAGCTGTTGACAGTATGACCAAAAGTTGGTTATAGTGTCCGTACCAAGTGGAGGGCTTGCCCCTCCAGTGCATAAGCTCTTTATATATAAGATAACCCGCCGCTCTCGGGACGAGACCTGATGTCGGGTAAGTCTAGCGTTGTGGGTGAAAGCGCCCCACCCCATAGGGATAGATAGACGTATCGTCCAGTGCAGTATAGGCGGCCGATGGCAGGCCGCTACGTACTGATGGCACGCTGTACGATATATGTAGTGACTACAGACCTGCATGCCCTCTAGGGTATCACGGCCTGCACGCTATCAGAGTACACGGGTACCCGATAAGCCCACACGCCACAAGATGGACGTGTGCGCAAAATCGCCGTGACTCCTGTTTCCTGTATTATGACATGATTCCCTAACCGTCCCTTGCCTTCCGTCCTGCGGAAGAGGCACGACTAGGCTACACTCATGCCCTCTATATAGGACGATAGCCACTACAGGTACGGATGCCCCATGGCATGCAGGGAAATAGCCGAAATTCCAGCACCGCAACAACAAATCCAAAACTAAATTAAGAAGGAAAACAAAATGACTAATGCTGAAAATCGTGACAATTTCGTTCGTAAATTCCATAACCCTCTGTTTGGTGCGGAGATCTACGCCGCCGCAAGAGTACAGGCTGGCTTGTCCCGTATCTTTGCACGGGCAAAGCAGAAAGCCTTTAACCGAATCGCGAACAGGGGCCCTCTTGAAGACGTTGAAGACCTGTGCTTAGCTTACCGCCTTATCGGCGGGAAGGTAGCCGCCGAATCCCGTAAGAAGCTCACCTTCCTGCTGTTCAGTGAAGTAAAGAATGAGACCAAGAACGGGAAGATGGTGCATTACATTGAGCATCGAACCGATAAAGAGCTTAAAGCGGCATGGCCCGAGAAGAAAGACCTTATGACGAGAGTCAAACTTCTCAGTGAAAACTTCGCCTACGTAGCGAAAAACACCGACAAGATTGAAGCTCTTCTGAAAGCCTATACGAGACTTTCAGAGGAAGATCAGTCTGTCTTCCTTAGGAAACTGAGTGACCTTATGAAGTAGGGAAATAGGTTGGGGATTTATCCCCAACCTATTTATTAATGACCTAGTAATGGATAGGGTACATACCCTATCCATTTAATTAACTCTTAACCGAAAGGCGCACACGTGTGCACGTGCGTGCCAGTAACTGAAGGGAATCGTGAGTGCTCCGGTAAATTCATGGTTCGTGTAGCTGCCGTAGCAAGTGGACAGTCCCGGTACAGAGGTGTACCGGGACTGTCAAAATAATTCAGGTATTTTAATTGGTGCAAAATTAATTCCGGTATTTTTC